AAGATTAAAAGTGAATATAAATTGGATTACGTGTTAATTCGAAGAGCCTTCCACTGACAGTGAGACGTTTCTTTAGGTTTGATTTCATCCCTGTGTCATCTGATGGCTCTTCTGATAGAAGTCTTCTACGTTCTACACGTAGATTGATAACTTCTATTTGTTGATCTAAGGTTAGTTCTTCCATAGTTAATAATTAGAATTGTTTTTAGTTTGTTTGTAAAGATCATAGATAGCATGTGCTAACAAGCACCCTACTATTGTTAGAAATAAGGTAAACATGGTTAATAAAATTTGATTAGTACCCCCATCAGGATTCGAACCTGAGGCCCACAGATTAGAAATCTGTTGCTCTATCCAACTGAGCTATGGAGGCATTTGTAGTCAGGACAGGACTCGAACCTGTAAAAAGGTAGGCTATGTACACTTGCCGTTTGAAGAACACTTGCAATTACTCATTTCTGCCACCTGACTAAAAATAGAAGAGGGGGAGTCAGCTACACCCCCCTGTTGAATTACTGGTCAGACTTAAAAGTTACTCGAGTCGTTTTAAATCCAAGGTTTCTGTTCACTCTTCTAAATTTTCAAAGTTATTATTCTCATCTATATCTGATATCTTAAGTCCCCACATGAGATCAAACCATTGATACTCTGTGTCAGCCTTGTAGTAGCTAGACTTAAGCTCTCTCTTTAGATAACGAATAGCATAATCCTTGAATGCATTTGATTGTTCTTGAGTCATTGTAAACTCGTGATACCACTCATCTTTACGATCTACTATATCATCGTAAGTCTGTGGTATATGAGCATACTCAAACATCTTGTTAATCAAATGCTTTACTATTTTCTGTGCATCTACTCTCATTGATCATCCCTCCAATCATCTGCATGATCATCTAAATAACACTGTCTACATAGACTACTTTCATCATGTACTTTTTGATAGCACTCATCATAGAAATCATCTTCTGTCATGTGCTCATCTGGATTAGCAATAGATTTATTAGCCTCTTCAGCTTTTGATGCTGCCATGCTTCTTGCAATATCCCCCATTTCTGCAGTATCACAGTATGGACAGTACTCATGTAGCTGATTCCAGGGTGCTTTTGGGTCATGTTCTGCCCCTAATGGATAATTACTCATGTTCTTGTAGTTTTTGATTTAGTAATGTGTCTAATTTACCTTCGTTGTATAGTTGTAATAACAGGACAATATCAGGGAGTTTATAGTAATCTAACTCAGCTATTAGTTTAGCAAACTTGTCCATTGTCTCTGTTACCAAAGGCATTTGAACTCCGTCTGCATCCCACATAGCCATGATAGTTTTACCATGCTCCTTAACAATAGTATCAACAGTTTGCTTTAATGATTGCTTAGTTCTGTGATTATAAAACCACTTGATACTTTCGCAATTATCTGATGCATACACTGATACCTGTAACCACATTAATAGATTAAGTACTTTGATTTGCTCTTCTTGTGTCATGTTACTTACTCCACACTTTAGTTATTGATGTCTCTGCTTTTAGTAGTCCGTTACGTATGATTTTATTAGCAGCTCTCTCCATCTCCTCAGTCATATAGATCTTCCATTCCTCTGCAAAATACTCAGGGCAAATGGTGTCTATCTGATCGTGAACAGTCATTACTATCTTAACAGGATAATTATGTTTCTTGATTCTTTTATAAAGATATACAAGTGCTAATTTAGTCATATCTGCTGAACTACCCTGAATTGGGGTATTCTTAGATGCTCTCTCAATAGATCCAAGCTCCATAAAGCTGTCTCTATCTCCGTACATTTTTGGGGTCCAGCTGTCAAACCATCTCTTCCTATAGAATGGGAAGAACGTAGTAACAAACCCGTACCTCTTTCCAAACTCTCCCTGATCCTCAAGGAATCTTTTAATAGCAGGGAAAGCTTTGAAATACTTATCAATCAAATCCTTTGCTTCAGTCATTGAACAGTTAATAGTCTCACTAAGTTTCTTAGGCCCCATTCCATAAGCCAATCCAAAGTTGATTGTCTTAACCTGTGTCCTAAGCTTCTTGTGTTCCTTGCATTCACACTTCTGTGTATACTGATAGTAAGTACAACCATCTTCTGCTGCATTCTTCCACACTGGTCCGAATACTAACTCAGCACATACAGAGTGTAAGTCTTCATTATTACGTAGTGACTTGAGGAATACAGGATCTCCAGAACCGTAAGCAATTACATTCAACTCTTGGCTTGAGTAATCAGAGGATACAAACACCCATCCATGTGGAGCAACAAAACAATTACGATACTCATTAGTTGCTGGTATCTGTTGCATATTAGGTTCACTAGATGACACACGACCTGTGTCTAGTATCTGTTGAAAGTTAGTATGCACCTTACCATCACAACTAATGTAGCTGTTAAAGTTTGTTCCAAATGCTGATGCTAGTTTACTCTTCTCCTTGTACTTGATGTACTCATCAATCAATGGATGCTTATAACGATAAGGAGCTAGCTTCTTACCATTTACATCCTCAATCTTAGGGAATAAAGTCTGGAATATCTTAAGCACTTGGCTTGGGCTGTCCCAGTTAACTGTTGAATCCTTTAACTCTGACTCATCTAAGAATAAGTCTAGTTGTTTCTTCGCTCTGTACATTTCGAACTCTGAATAGGATAAAAGGCTCGTGTCTAATTGTTTCCCTAAAAGGAAACTTTCTTGCTTATTCCTATCAGCTAGCTTCTTCCATTGAATGGTGTCAATCTCTAGCCCATTGTACTCAATCTCAGAGAATACAACAACAGCTTGATTCTCGAGTTTAGCTACATTGCTTAGAGTCTGAAGTTGTAATAGATCTACTTGTTGAAAGTAAATGTCTATTAGATACTCAACGTCCTTAGCACCATAGATAATTTGAGAGTCATCAAATGGAGTTGATGATGTTTGAGTAAACCTATTACGCACAGACTTATCTAACTCTTTATCAAGATATCTCTTGACAAGCTTAGCCAGTCCAAATCCGTAATCAGTTTTCCCACAGTGTAAAATCTTTTCGCATAGGTATGTATCATGAATGTTTACAGTATCTATCTTAAGATAATGCTTAATGAACTTGTAATCAAACTTTGCATTGTGGAATACTTTTACGATATCCTCATTGTTTAATACTCTGTTCAATTGCACCTGATCTGCATAAGTTAGATCTCTACAATCAATTACATACTGACGCTCTGCATCACCGATTTGCAGCATAAGTAGTTTCTTACATGTAAAATCAAATCCTTCTGTCTCTGTATCTACGCCTAATACCTTACTGGTTAGTAGATCTTCAACAGCTTCTTCAATTGTACATGATTTAAAACTACTCGCTATCAGTGCTTGGTTCTTGCTGATAAAGAAAATGTTGTTCATGTTGTTGTTGTGCAATTTTGTGGTAAATATAAGCCATCACATTGGCAGCAAATTCTACGTCATATGATGCATTACCAAACTGGAAGTGTTTCTCTCCACGTTCAGCAGCCATCATAGCTTGTAGTTCAAAGGCTTGATAAGTCCCAGACTCCATCAAGTCAAATACTAATTTCATTCTCGACATACAGTTATTGATTTTTAATTGTTTCGTAACTAGTAACAAACGGACAGTGTCCCTTGTTTTCTCTTGATTATATACCAGAGAACAGACAGCAGGTAACCCCAAACCTGCTATAGTCTATTCAATGGTTATTCGTAAGTACACAATGATAGGGTTTTTGAAATCAGGATGGGATTCGAACCCATACCTCTGCAAGAGTTCAACGGAACTTGCAGTGCTCTACCAGTTGAGCTACCTGATTTACTCAGCTATGATTAGCTGAAGAACGGACTAGAGTCAAAGCTCTTACCAGCAGGAATGCCAGTAGATACGTTTGACTTAACAGCATCAGGCTCAAGGAAGTCATGATTAGCTTTGTTAAACACTACACGAGTGTTAGCAAAGATGTACATGCCCTTGTGAGTGATGAAGTCTCCATCTTTACCACGACGTTTAGCCGCAGTTTCGATGTTGCTTGCCTGCCAATCTGTAGGAGTTACAGTCTCGAAAACTTCTACTTTCATTGGGAAGGCTTCACCATTGATGTGAGCTACTGGATTGATGACATTCAATGGGAGAATCTCACGTCCCATTTGGTCAACCTCCCAATCAGCATCATCCATCAGGTTGATGTTGAGATAAACTGAAGCATCCTTAGCTTCAGCAGTAAGCCAAGCACGACGAGCACCATTACCTTGTGAGAAACGGTCGTCTGACTTGTTAAAGATAGCAAGTGGGTTTGCTGCAGTAGACTGTGTTTTGACAATCTCAGCAAATTCCAATTGAATCTTACCTCCATTAACCTTACGAGCTTGGAGTAAAAGGGTTTGACCCACTTGCAATCCCTGCAATGAGCCACTGTTGATTGTGTTGTTCATCATGATTTTGATGATTAAATAATAAATTAAATGAATGAATTGATTTTACCACTCTGCATTAAAGGGCTTGTGACCTTCAGTTGTTACACTGGCTGCATTAGTAAAAGGGGACTAAGCCCCTGTAAACATTCTAACTAGATCAGCATGATCGTCATTAGTTTGTGGATCAATCTTAGGAAGCTCAGGCATCCCAAGTTGTTTAGCTGAATAGACATAGTGATCTATATAACCCCATCCATTACTTAGATTATATGTAGTCTTTACATATTCTTCTAAGGCTTTCTCGATATCTCTATCCCAAGCATTATGGAGTTTACGATACTCATGTAATGTCAGACCATCGAGTCTAGGAGTATAGCCCATGTCAAACCATGAGCTATATCCTGTACTAACTCGCACTTTCTCAGCAACAAATGTGATGATAGGAAACGGTATTGTTTCTTCTATCTCAACTCTCTTGATGTAGGTAAGTGTCTTCATATTAGTAGCTGATTCTATCTGATTCATCACCATCGAAATAAGTGCACTCATCAGGTGTAACTAACTTGAATAGATAGTGATTACCTTTAGAAGATATCAAATGGTATGTATTCGGCATGCATGAATTAACAGCAGCTACAACATCCCACCATCTGAGATCACCCCATCTTTCTGCTAACCCACCATACTCTTCATATGATACTATCTTACCATCAGCAGTAGCTTCGAATACATATGTCTCGCAAGCATCATCACTGATAGATGCAATGATGTATTCTGGTACATTAGGACGTTCACGATACTGACGATACTCTGAGTCATCATCTGGATTAGCATCCTCATTGACCATATCAATGAACCACTCAGGTGTAGATTCTTCAGGAATGATGCATTCTTCCTCTATTACTTTATACTTAGAGGGATCCATACCTAATCCAATGGAGTGATCTATCTCTGCCCACTCTCCGTGATGATCTTTGTACATCACTGTCTTGCCTTCAATCCATGCAATATATACAGGGAGAAGTTCTTTAGCTCTTTCTCTTGTCATGATTTTATATGTGTTTGTTATTGATTTAAAAGTAAATAACGGTTTAAGCCTCACCGTCAAGCCACTATTGTATGAAGTCCAATAGTTAAAGTCCTATCTATTCCACCCACAACCACCATTGTCTTGTTTGACAAAGTTGTGATTGTGTGTAGATCTTAAATGATCTTGATAATAGCTACTTTTATTAGTAGCACAAGATGACATTAGTATTATCACTAGGATAATACCTAAGATAACAAGTGCAAAGCTTGTTAAATCTTCAGCAAATTTAGTCTTAGTATTTCTCATAGTGTTATATTATTAGAACTTGAGAGTTTGATTAAGACTAATACGTTTACGTTCAGCACGTTCTTCCATCTCCATGCTATATACTACAACGTATATGATGGTGATGATTACAGTTGCAAAGCCCATCCCGAATTGATAGTCACCACTCATGATATCCATGAAGTAATGATGGAGGTTAAGCATGATTGCTGCATGTAATACAGCAGGAGTAATGAATGTAACGGTAGCAACTACTGCAATCTGAGTAATTACTTTGATGAAATTAAGTGTGTAATTCATGATGATTTAAGTTATTGATATTGATTTAAGTTATTGAATACAAGAGTAACACTTTAAGCATCAGTGAGAAGCAGCTATACATATGATACATTTATAGTATGTATTCAATGTGTATTACTATAGGTTATAGCTATACCTTATCTATGCCTATGTTAAGCAAGCATAAGATGATGAAGTGTGATACCATGTTATATAACTAATTAGATAGTCATCATGATACCACACTTAATGGATGTGAGAGTATTGGCAATCAATCTCTCCAACACACATAATAATTTATTAGTAACGAGTAACAACACGAGAATTAAACCAAAAAAAGGGGACGAATGTCCCCTCTTTTTAAACGAATGATTACTTCTCTTCGTTTGTGATGATGCCCTGTTTACGGGCAGCTTCAACAATCATCTTAAACTTAGGATGTTTGTTGTGAACAAAACGAATCATTTGAGTTTCGTTTGTAAATTGTTCATCGAGGGATGCAAATCCCACGAATACAACTTTACCGTCAATGACTTCGATTTCATCGTTGTCTTTGAGTACATCACGAGTAGAGAGGATAATACCTGAAAGTTTATTCTCCTTGAAACAAAGTGATGCGGAAGCAGCAGCAACCATGTTGCTTGCTTGTTGAACTGGTGTTTTCTTGCTCATTGTGTTTGAGTTTATGAAGTTTACGAATAAATTATTATGGGGGATATACTTATCCTCCAAAACTTAGCGGGGGTCTTTGAATACGTAGGATCTCACTATCAAAAAATTTCCCCAGTTAAAAAAATTTTATGTCAAGTTTTCTGTGCAGTTAACTCGTAACATTTTTCACATTAGATTTGTTACAAAATTCTAACTAAATGGCTAAAGCAAATACAGTTAACTCGTGGTCCCCAAACCCTAGAAAGAAACGTCCAGGGGTACATTCTAAGAAAAAGTTCTCTAAACTGAAGAGCTCAAAACTTTACAAGAAAGTTAGTAGAGGTCAAGGATAATTTGCTACATTTGCAGACAGCAACCATTCAACTTGAATGATCACCCCTGAGGGCCAAAGAGTAAGTAAGGGGTCAGACGTTGGGTTCTATCATACTCACTTTCAATTACATAGAGTATGAAAGTTGTCCCCGATAGTTGCTAAAAAGGAATTGACATAAGGTTCTGGGGTGGATTACGACTATAGGGAAGAATGGAATGTCCCACCGAAGGCTAAAGACGGCAGAACTGAAACTCAATTTTAAACAAAAAATCCTAAGGGGATAGGTGTGCCCAATTGGGAAATTTAGTTTATCTTTATCTCAAAATTTCTCGTATGGCAACTAACATTAAAGCAGGGCTGTATCAACCCCCATTTACTACTGAGGAAGATCAGCTTACTTACATGTTAGTGTACGTAGATGATAAGGTAGTGCAGTTCTTAGATGAGGGGGAAAAGTTTGTCTGTCAGTTTAGCTATGAAGAGCTGAGAGGGATTATGGGGATAATGGCTGCAGAGCAAGAGAAGACTCATCTTAGAATACAGGCTCATATTAAAAAGAACTAAGTTAAGATGAAGCTTACAAAGATTGATAAAGTACAGACTAGTCTTAAGCAACTCATTGATGTAGACCCATCTGGGGAGATCAATGAGATTTATAGAGTCGATGATATTAGGCATAACCAAGTACTTATAGCTAAGGTTTATCAAGAAAGGCAAGATGTATTTAAGTTTGAATACTTGTCTAACTTCTTTGCTGCAGGGACTGGGATAACACTTACTACTAATGATGCTGGGGTTACTACTATTACATCTACTGCTACTAGCAGTGGGGTTAGTACTAACTCTAATGTGCTTATTGACTGTGGGGCATTCCTCACCCCTAACGAGAATGTACTTGTAGACTGTGGAACTTTTTAAATTAAAACTGAATGGCTCTTAGAATACGTCGTGGATTATCAGCAGATAGAACATCAATAACCCCCGAACAAGGGGAGTTTTTGTATACAACAGACACCTACCAAGTCTACATTGGGGATGGGGTAACTGCTGGGGGTAAGCCACTATATACACTGACTTCTTTAGGGGCTATCGGGCTAACAGACTTAAGTGCTACAAGTCCTTTATTCTATAACAACACTACAGGGGTATTCTCAATTCAAGTTGCCACTGGATCACAGAATGGATATCTAGCTTCAGGAGACTTTACTGCATTTAATAATAAGCAAACTGCTCTTGAGATATTCGATGAGACTACTTCATTAATTACCAACCCATCACAGATTAAGTTTGTAGGAACCCCAGTAACCGCAACAGTAGCAGGCTCAGTTGTAACAGTTACTATTAGTGGTACAGGTGGGGGAGGGGGAGGAGTAACAGGGGTATCTGTTGCAACTGCTAATGGTTTCTCAGGGGTATCAGACTTAAATGCTACCAACCCAACTCTTACTTTAGGGACTACAGTATCAGGGTTACTAAAGGGGAATGGAACTGCAGTATCAGCTGCTGTAGCAGGGACAGATTACCAAGCTGCATTGACTGGTACTGGTCTGGTAAATTCTTCAGGGGGTACAATCAGTTATGTAACTAATAACTCTAGCAATTGGGATACAGCTTACTCTCAAAGAATCTCATCATTTACTACAATAGGTAATAGTGGGGCTGCTACTTTTACAGGTAATGTCCTTAACATCCCTAACTATACTGCAGCAGGTATTGGGGCAATAGCATCCTCAAGAATTATCGGGACTACTAGCCCGTTACAAGGTGGGGGAGACTTGACTGCAGATAGGACTCTGTCTATCCTTCAAGCTACAACCTCACAAAGTGGGTTTTTAAGCTCTACTGATTGGAATACGTTTAATGGTAAGCAGGCTGCTCTCTCAGGAACAGGGATAGTTAAGTCTACTGCAGGGACGATTACTTATCTGACTGATAACTCAGCTAACTGGGATACAGCATTTGGATGGGGTAACCACGCATCTGCAGGCTACTTAACCTCAGCTACTGCCGCATCTACGTATGTCCCTAGAACTAGGACTTTGACTATTGATGGGGTTTCACAAGATCTAACAGTAGATAGAAGCTTCACAATCAATAAGGCTATTAACGATCTTACTGATGTAACTATTACGTCTGTAGCTGGAGGAGATCTTTTGCAGTATAACCTTGCCACAACTCAGTGGATAAACACTCCATTAAGTGCTATTACTTCAGTTGGGGCTGACAACGGATTGAGTTTCTCAGGAGGTAATGTTATCCTTGGGGGAAGTCTAGACTTTGATACAACTATCAATACGTTTAACTCTAGTCAGTACTCATTAACATTTACAGCAGGTTCGACAGCTTACTCATCCCCAGGTACTGCCCCACTAAGAATAACAGAGACTACAGCGTACTCAGCAGGTAGATCAGCATTTTATGTAGGAGCTAATGATAATCATGCCCTCTCTGCAGAAGGTAAAGGCGCCCCAGTAACTACAGCCCCAACTAACTTATATAGAAGATCATCTGCTAACTTGTCAAAGAATGCTACTATACATTCTAAAGCAAAGCAAGGGTTACCTTTATATGCATACTCAGATTCAGACGAAGCTTATTCATCTATAACTAGATATTCAACTCCTAGTACTCCAGGTATATTAATTGAAAAGACTACAGGATTAACAAACTCTACAACTGCTAACGCGTTAAGTTTAACTGCAGGAGATACATTTGGGGCAAATCAACTGTACAATCTACTAACTTTAAGATTAACAAGATCTGCTACAACTTCTGGACTTGTACCTAACACTGGATTGGAGTTTTCTTTTGAAGCTCAGACTAGCGGAACCACTGACATTGAACGTCTTGCAAACTTTAAAGTATATAGAGACTCATCAAATAATGGTACGCTAGCTATAAGCACAAGAACATCTACAATAAATGATGAATATGATGGAATAGTGTTAAGTAGCAATGGAGAAATTACTCTTCCAGGATATAGACCCACTTATACTGATCTTTTTAAATCTCTTCTAACCCCAAATATTACTTCTGGACAGATAACTAGTGTAGGTCTTGTATACTCAGATGCATTTAGACCTAGAATAAAATATGGAGATACTGTTAGTGTACAGGCTGTTTCCCCATCAGGAACTGGAGCAACCTTTGGTCCAACATTAGGATACTCGTTAAAAAGAATACGAATAACTAATCCAGGATCTGGATATGTATCGCCCCCTACAGTAACTATAGCTGCACCCCCAGCTGGAGGATCAGGATGGACTACTGGAGTAACCGCAGTAGCAACTGCTACGTTAACAGCTAGTGGACAAGTAGAGTATATAAAACTTACTAATCAAGGAACTAGATACGTTACAGTACCATCTGTCACTATATCTGCCCCACCATCAGGAACAACTGCAACAGCCGTTGCTGAGTTTGGAGAAGGAGAAGTATTATTTATTGCAGTAACAAACTCAGGATCAGGGTATAATAGTGCAACTACAAAGATTATTACTAGAACACAATCGTATGCTGGTGCAGTTCCATCAGCATACCTAGGAGTAGATAATAATGGTAAAGTACAATTAGCAACAATATCTGTAGATTACTTATTAAATGGGGGTCAGTCAACAGGTCCATTTGCAGAGGGAGGTCAATTCTACAATAACACCACTTTATACTTTACTCAAAAAAATTTTATTATTAATGGTAGTAATTATTTTAGTGTTTCAACTGGAGGATCAGGATCAACATCTACAGATGATGGAAGAATAGTACTTTCAAGTACATCTGCAGGAGGAAACAAATTAGAGAGATCTATATTCCCTGACCTTACAAGTTCTCCATATACTGATTTTATAGGATTTGCGGATGATTATCTATCTTCTTCCTATACATCTACTTTTTTACATGGAGGTATAAATACAGATGGAACAGGATCACTAGATGCTGGAAATATATATAACTATTATGCAATTAACCCTGGTTTAGACAAAGTTCTAAGTTTTTATTTAAGTACTTCCACAGATGGTACAGAACCAATAAATATAAATTCAGGAGTAAAAGCATCATTATATCTACAACACTTAGGGGATATACAAAGTATAAACTTATTAAAGAAACACTTTGACGTTAGTTTATCTAGTACCACTTATGTTACAAATGGTGATGGATACGTCTTATCAAACATAGTATCAAATCTATCAGCAGCAAATTACACCGCTAACTATGAAATAGAGATAGGGGGAGAGACTAAGATAACATCCTCAGGATACTATGAAGATAACAGTGGAGCGGATACTGGTAGTTACACTGCTGAAATAGCATCTAGTGCTACTAGCGAAGGAGGATTGTATAGAGGAATAGACTTAGTAGCAACTTCTGATTTCCCTGGATTACTTGGAACATCTAGAATTAAAATAAACTCACAAAGAGTATACATTCGTCCACAGAATATTGGGACAGCTGGGCAAGTACTAAACATTGCCAATGCAACAACTGGAGAGGTTGGTTATACTACGTTATCAACTGTTGCAACAAGCGGAGATTATGCGGATTTAACTGGCACACCAACTATCCCAACAACCTTAGATAGTTTAACTGATGTAAGTGCAGCTAGTCCAACAAATGGGCAAGTACTATCTTATAATACAGCAGCTAGCGCATGGCAAGCAGCAACATTCTCTGCAAGTGGATTAACTTTGCGTACAAATACTGTTGCTAATGGTTCTCAAAGTATTTTAGACTTAAAGCAAGGTACTAACATTACTATAGTTGACGATGGAGTAGGCGGAGTTACAATTAATTCAACAGGTGGTGGAGGTGGAACAGGAACTATAGGGCTAGATTCAGTATTCATGTTAATGGGAGCGTAAAAAATAAAATTAAATGCCAACAACTTATAAAATATTAGGGCAACAAGCCCCAGCAGCAACTACAGCAGTGGATCTATACACTGTTCCTGCTGCTACACAAGCCGTAGTTAGTTCAATAATTGTCTGCAATCGTTCATCGTCAGCTACGGCTACGTTTAGAATCTCAGCTTCAGTGGCTGGGGCAGCTACAGCTAACAAAGATTACATCTACTACGATTTAATCATTGGGCAAAGCGATACGTTTATTGCAACAATTGGGTTAACTTTGGGGGCTACGGATAAAATACGTATCTATGCATCTACTGCTAACTTATCATTCACTGCAGTTGGATCAGAAATAAGCTAATAACCTATGGCACAAGGATATTCATCATACACAATAGTAGATAGCGGAGTTTCAATTAAGGATGGTCCTAACTTAGATGCATTCAGCAGACTAAGAGTATCACAGCCTGTCACTGCGTTCTCGTCACAGTTTACGTACAACTTAAATCCATTGCTATTTGAACAAGTAGCAAGCGGTACAGGGGCTACAGTAACTCATGATACTACTAATAGAAATACTCTATTGACGTTTGCCTCAACTCCAACTGGGGGGCAAGCGTTTATGCAGAGTTATGAATTCATTCCTTATCAGCCTAGTAAGTCTCAGCTTGTATTTATCACATTCAACATGATAGCTGCGGTAGCTAACACGTTAAAGTTTGCTGGATTATCAGATGGAAATAACGGAATTGAGTTTCAACTAAATGGGACTACTAGACAATTTGTTATTTATTCTGATACCACACTTGGTGATCAAACTGTAGTACAATCCTCATGGAATCTAGATAAACTAGACGGCACTGGAAGTAGTGGAATAACACTAGACGTTACTAAGACTCAAATTTTAGTAATAGACTTTCAAGCGTTGTACGTAGGAAGAGTTAGAGTTGGATTTGATATTGATGGGCAGATAATCTATTGCCATGAGTTTCTACATGCCAACTTAGTAGAATACCCATACATTCAAACTGCTAACCTTCCAGTTAGAGTTGGGATGACCTGTACAGGAACAGTATCTACTACAATGAACTTTATTTGCTCAGCAGTAGTAAGCGAAGGAGGAATTGATTCCGCAGCTTTGTTTGGGTATGACTTTGTAGCTGCAAATTCTACAGATATATCAGTAACTACATCACCCACTCATATGCTATCTATTCGCCCAAGAACTACCTTTAACTCTATTACTAATAGGATTAAACTAATTCCCACAGGTATAGATATTATTATTACTGGATCAGGAACTAACATAGTGTTTTGGGAGTTAGTAGTAGGTCAAACATTGACTTCTGGTGTAGGTGCTGCAAATGTAAATACAACATATTCAGGAACAGAAGTTTTAACTGGAGGAGTTATGTCAGGCTCCCCAATAGTTATTGACTCTGGGTATGCAACTAGTTCTAATCAAAGTAAAGCGTCATTTGACGCAACTATATCGACTAGGTATCCTTTAACTTTAGATAGATCAGGAGCAAATAGAGATTTAGGGCAATTAACTTTAAGAGCAACCTCTATAGTTGGAGGAACATTTACCTGCAGAGGATTGATAAGATTTAAAGAGATTAGATAATGCCTTTAGAAAGAATATATAGAGACATATCAATAAATGACTCAGTAAACTTAGACTCATTCTCTAAAGTTAGAATATCTGAGGTATCTGACTATGATTTTTTTAATTTTACTTATGCCTCTACCAATACTTGGAATGTTAATGTATTTGGTGCTCCAGAAGCAGGATTAAATTTTTTTACACACTACATTGGAATAGATATAGTTGGATCATTTGCTAATCTATCTGCAGTAAAATTTATAGATAATAAGGTACAATTTAAAGCTATTAGCGTACTTACTGGACTGACCCCAGCAGTTGCTTCTATACAAACTAGAAGACTTATAAACATCACAAGAAACTCTACTATAAAAGCATATATATCTTTTAAATTATCAAGTACACCTATTCCTGCCTCTAGAATTATGTGGATTGGAATAGGAAATGATAACGCTGTTAATAATGAAGATGGTAAAAGTGGGTTTATAGGACTTAAACTAGACCCTCTTGCTATAACTGCAACCAATCCGTTAGGAATAACTCTAAGCTTAACTTTAACTACAATAAGTTCAGTAAGCAAAATTGTCTTAAGTAAAGATGAGTGGGAAGATAGATTTGATGGAACTGGACCTAGTGGAGTAACCTTAGATTTTACAAAAATTCAAGTCCTATCAATAGAATATAGATCGGGAGGACACGGAGAGACAGAATGGGGATTCATGGTAGGAAGTAAATTCTGTAGAGCAGCAGCTATGTACAATGTAAATAAATCTATCAGTGATGGTTTTGGAAATGGTCTACTCGGAGGCACACCTGTTACGCTTCGACCATTTTTAAATAGTTGCAGACTTACAGCAGGATATGGAAGAACATCTGGAAGTAGCCCCTCTTTAACATCAAATGAAGTATTCTTTGACTTATATGGAGGAGTTGTATTTAGAGAAGAGAATCCAAATGAAATAAAACTTAAAAATAAATACAAATTTTCTACGTCAACTACCTATAATGCTACTATAAGTTCGGGAATAAGTACAAGTATAATAAGAATAAGAAAGAAAGCTAGTTATAATAGTGCAACATCTACATATTTTACTTTTGCAACTATTGATACAATAACATTTTTATCTACAGCTACTGTACCACTATACTGGGAATTAGTTTACAGTAATGCAGTATCTACAACTTTTACTTCTTTAGATTCAAACTCTTTAATAGAAATAAATACTGGTACTGGTGCACTAAGGCCTACTGGGCCAATAATCTATGGGGGATTTGTAGCAGCAGGAGAAACTATAACTTTTAAAGTTCCTGAATCTGTAAAAAATATGTGGCAACTAGTAGATGGTGTTAGAGGAACAGGAACTGCAGATAACTACACTTACTTTGCAATATGCGCAACCCCAATTGGAGGAGGAACAACAGCTAACCAAATAAGAGTATCAATAACAACTGAAGAAACTTATAACTAATGGCACAAGGGTATACAAAAGGAATTCCACTTAGCACTGATGGTACGCTATCAGCTAATAGTGACTTAATTGTTCCATCTCAGAAAGCAGTTAAGGCTTACGTTGACGCTAACTCTGGAGGTGGTGGAGGTAGTGGCGGTACTACTACTAATGCCTTGACAATAAATAACTCTGGTAGTGGAGATGTTTCTGGAACTACATTTAATGGGTCAGCAGCGGTTACTATCTCATATAACACTGTTGGGGCACAGGCATCTAACTCTAACCTTACTAACTTAGCAGGTTTAACTTATGCTTCTACTTCATTTGTAAAAATGACTGCAGCTAATACATTTAGTCTAGATACTACAGTATATGCACCATTAGCATCTCCTGCATTTACAGGAACTCCAACGGCAACAACACCATCTGCTAACGATAATAGTACTAAATTAGCAACCACAGCTTATGTAGACAATGCAGTAAGTGGAGGAGGAGTAACTTTTAACCAAGTACAAAGAATAGCATTCCTTAAGATATGATCATACTAAGCAATACAACAGATTCATTGCAAGTAGTGCTAGCATCTGCTGTTACTACTAACCAACTTAGGTGTTATGTAGCTTATAGGGATACTACTGCTAGTACTATCACCCCAAATAGAGCTGTAGCTAACACAAATAACACGACCCCAGTCACGTTATTATCTGCTCCTTCAGCTTCAGCTCAAAAAATTGTAGATTATTTAAGTATTTATAACTCAGATACTGGTACTGAAATCGTAACCGTGTATATAAATAGCAGTTCTACTACTTACAAGTTAATAGAGATTGCATTAGCTCCTGGAGAAAAACTAGAATTTCAAGAAGGGCAAGGATTTAGAAGTCTAGCTGCAGATGGATCATTAAAGATTGGGGAAAATCAAAGTATTACATCTAATGGAAATGTCAATGTAGCATCAATATCTACGGGTATTACTACTACTAGTACTACGTATGTAAATATGACTGGATTATCATTCTCTATGGATGCTAATTCAACTTATTGGTTTAGATTTGTAATATCTACCTTTCATGCTAATGCCTCTGTTTCATATAGATTTGCAGTTAATAGTGCAGCTACCCTTACATACTTATCTTACATGAGATTATTTAATGTAGGTACGGGTCCTAATAACTTAACAACTTACATATCAAAAGATTACGATTCTTCTGAAGCAGCAACTGGAAATACGGTAACAGCAGGAACAATAGCAACAATGGAAGGAATAATATCAGTATCAACTTCTGGAACACTCATAGGTAGAATGGCGCAAGAGTTGGCCTCTGGTACAATGAACGTAAGAGCTGGATCTTTAGTATACTACCAAAAACTAAGCTAATGAATATAGGAGATACCATAATAATACATGATAAAGCTTATACTGTATGGCTTATTGAGGGAGCAGTATACCATCTAATTGCTGCTGATGGAGAAGGTAGATGCTATGTTGAGCAAACTTTGTTAAATTTAGAAGAATGATAATCCTAGCAAATACTACAGATTCAATTCAAGTGTTGCTATCTGCAACTGTTGCTGCAAATCAACTGCAATGCTATGCTGCATTTAGAGATACTACATCTTCTGCAATAACTCCATCTAGTAGAGTAGTAACCACAAACAATACTACAGCTGTAGACTTAGTACAGTCTCCTGGATCATCTACTCAAAGAATTGTTGACTTCTTAAGTATACAGAACACAGATACAGCAACACAAGAGGTAACAATAAGATTTAATGACAATGGAGTTACTTATATCCTGTTTAAAATATCATTAAATACAGGAGAAAAAATAGAATACCATGACGGTAAAGGCTTTAAGGTGATAAACAGTGCAGGAGGAATAACTGGAATTGCAGAGATTGGCTCAAACATAAGCAATGTAGGCTTTAAAACTATCTATTTACCAACAGATTCAATCCTTACTTCAAGTAGAGCATTAGGATCATCTGATCCAGTTCCAGGATTAGAGTTTCCAGTAGTACAGGATAAAATATATCTTTTCAAATTTTTTATTTTATATGATGTAGATGCTACAACTACTGGAGTTAGGTTTAATGTTCACAATTCTTCTTTAACTAATAACTATGCTGCAATAAATTTTGAAAGTTTAACAGCCTCTACTGCTTTCATACATTATACCTCTACAGACTTTTTACAAGGAGCTACTAGTAATACTAGTGCATATACAGGACAAAACTGCTCAAGAATAGAAGGAGGATTTATAGCTGGAGGTCATGGAAGAGTAAGACTATATGCTGGTCACGATGTTGCAGCTGGTGCTACACTCACCATCAAAAAAGGATCAATGGTTCAATTTTATCAACTAACTTAGTATGTTAATACTTACCCAAACTACAGATTCTTTACAAGTAGTACTGAGTGCTTCAACTACAATTGAAGCACAGTGTTTTGTTTCATATAGAAATACTACATCATCAGCTATAACTCCACTTAGAACTGTAACTAATACTAATGATACTACCGCAGTAACTTTAGTACCAGCTCCTTCAGCATCTAACCAAAGAATAGTTGATTACATTAGCATCTATAATGCTGACTCTAGTAGTATAACCCCAACAATACTCTTCAATGATAATGGGACTACATACACACTATTCTCAGCTACCATACTTCCAGGAGAGAAAATAGAGTACCATGAAGGAGCTGGATTCTCAGTCATAGGCTTTAACGGAGGAGCTAAAACTGCAACAGGATATAGTATATCTAACGTAACAACTCCCTGGACTACTGTAGTTCTTACTTCTGATGTAATAAATAACAATGCTACAGCAAATACTTACGAGGATATAACTGGTTTATCATTTACAGCATCTACTACAGGAACCTATTGGGTAAGATTAATAGCTCTAACATCTGTAGTTACAAACAACAGACTTGGGGCATATGCATTTAATGGCCCTACAGCAAGTCTTATAACTCTTGCAGGATACGTTATGAACTCTAATACATCAATAGTGCAAAATGTAATAAGTGCTTATAATTCACCAGCAACTGCATTAACAACCACAAGTCCAACTAGTAATAAGAATGTATACACATTAGAAGGATTTTTAACATTAACTGCTACAGGGACAGTGCAAGCAAGGCACATGTGTTCAACTTCATCAGGGGCTTTAACGACAATGGCAGGTACTACTCTACAGTATTATAAAGTTTTTTAATCAAATATCATGAAAATAAACTCAGTAAAATTTAAGGACAAAGCATCCTTTAACAAAAACAAAAGCAAACCTAATGTGGTTGCTATTCACGAACCTTTTGGAATTCTCGTTTTTAAAGACGATACTCCAGTAACTCCTGATCCTAATAAGGTATCACAAGTTAACCAAGTAGATGGATCTTTAGATCAAGTATCTACAGGACTTGCTATCTTAATTGGTAAAGATTATGCTTCAGCAAAGAAGTACCTTGATGCTAATAACATCGTAGTTAAAGATTCATTTGATCTTACAAGTACCTTCTTTGTGGAAGTTCCAGATTTCGTTCCATTTGATTCATTCTATGGAAGTATCATGGCAACAGGTCTATTCATTAGTGTAGAACCTGACTACATCGTACCAATGGAGACAACTGCAGAACAATTGTACAATGCACATTGGCACCTACCAAACATGAGAGCTGCAGAAGCTTGGTCAATTATGCCAAGAGATGGTGGTGGAGAAGTAGCTGTACTTGATATTGCTTGTGAAACAGGACATGAAGATTTGCAAGGAGCAATTAGCCCACTGTCATGGAACTGTGTGACTAATGCACCCGATGTAAACCCAATTAGTGAGAATGAGAAGCACGGTACAGCATGTACAGGAGTTATTGCTGCAGTATGTAACAATGATATTGGGGTATTATCATTAGGAGGTAACAGACTAAAAGTTCAGTTCCTACATATCGGGTATGGAAGTAATACTGGTGGTGGATTCTTTACATCAGATACGATTGTTACACTTGCTGTAAACAAAGCAATGGCTAACCCAAAGTGTTATGCAATCTCTATGTCATGGGGTGGTACTAACAATTACCCAGTATTTATCAATGCATTGAATACAGCTAAAACTGTAGCTAGAAGTGGTAAAGGTATTCCAATCTTTGCTTCTAGTGGTAACCAGTATTCATCAACTATTACAAGTAATCCAGCAGCTTATCCATCAGTAATGGCTATTGGTGCATCAGCATCAAATAACACTAAAGCAGGATTTAGTAACTATGGTAGTAAACTATTTGCTGCTGCCCCAGGTACTAGCCTGCTAACTGTAGATAGAACTGGAGCTTCTGGATATGGACCAGAATCTTACAAAGGATTCTCAGGTACATCAGCATCTTGCCCAGCAATGGCTGCCGTAGCTGCAGCTGTTCTTGTAGTTAACCCAGACCTTACTGAAGCACAAGTAAAAGATATCCTTAAGAATTCATGTAGAAAACTTGGTGGATATGTTTACAATGCAGATGGTTGGTCAAACGAACTTGGTTACGGGATAATTGACATGTTCTCTGCAGTGACTTTGGCAAGTAACACTAATCCTGGAGATCCAAATCCTACTCCAAACTACAATTACTTTGGTACAATCTCTAGTCCCGCTACAGCTCAGCAAGGTGCAGTTGTAAATGTAGTTTACACTGTAAGTGCTGATAAAGCAGCTCCTACTGATACAGTAATTCCAGTATCGCTGTTCTTCAAACGTGCAGATGGAGGTAACTTTAACTTCTACAATGGTAATGTAACTATCCCTGCTAATCAGACTTCAGTAACAACTAGTATCCCTCATACTATTTCAAATACTGCAACAGGTACAGCTCAGTTTGTACTCTCAGTAGATGCTAGTGGGTATCTCCCAGAGTCAAATGAGAATGATAACGTAGCTATGACTGCTATTAACGTAACAGTTCCACCACCCCCTACAACTCAACTTGACATGCAAGTAGAGATTACTGGCTATGAGTGGTTAGATGCTACTAGAGTTAGAATTGGATATAGATTCAAAAATGTAGGATCTGCTACAGTTACTAACTTGAAAGCTACTGCTGGATTCGACGGAAGAACTCCTAATACTTGGACTAGAACAGAGACTTATGCTCCTGGTTCATCTAGATCTATGGGCTCTGTATTTTACACTAACATGTCCCCAACATTCCCTAACACTTTTAGAATTAAGATTGTACAGGTTAATGGGGTAATTGATGAGAACCCAGCTAATAACGAGGCAAGTATCCTAATTGCAATGAAATAATATGTTAAAGAAATTTATCTATAAACTACAGTTGTTTGATGGGGTATGGTCAGTTCCACTGTCAGTACTCTTCTTCTTACTTGTAGGTAAACTCAGTTATGAGTACTTTGGAGATACCCCACTTATCTCTACAGAGTATCTACAACTAGTAATGCTTGCTGCAGTTATACTAATTTTTGCTAACTTTGTCGTATTCCTAGGAATTAGATTTAACTTTAGGAACCTGCAAAAGGACTTTTACTCAAAAGAGATGAAGTACCTTGCAGGAATGGAGCTAACATCATGGCAAAAAATAAAGCTATACTTATTTGTTTACTTTGGGTTTTTAGTATCCTTCCTACTAATTCTTTGGTTAGTAATGACGGCTACTGCGTGAAATTAACAGCAGAGTCGTTCATTGGAATAGTCGAAAAAGGTGGAAACAATAAAGGATTTACAGACCCTTACTTTCGTAAACTGATGGAAAAACAAGGATGGAGACCAGGTTATGCCTGGTGCTCCTTCTTTGTTATGGGGGTACTTAGTGAGTGTGGTATTCCACATACAATAACTGGATGGTCTCCTACAGCCTACAATAGAAAAGATGTAATCTTTACAAATGGTAAGTTCCTGCAATCTTACTCTACAAACGATGTGTTAGTAATGACACTAAGTTATGGAGATAAGAATAATAAGACTAGATACAAAGGTATCGGGCACACGGGAATTGTAGAGTTGGTAGGTAAGTATTCAGTTAGAACTGTAGAAGGGAATACTAACGATAGAGGTACTAGAGATTCAAGAACAGGGGACGGAGTATTTAGAAAGGTTCGTCCATTATCTAGAAATTTACATATAACCAGATGGAAAAAAGCTTAACCGTAAAAGTAATCCAGATACTATCAGCCATTCTACTGTTGATAGCAATGATAACTACAATAGCTACTTGTAATAGGGAAAAAGAAGACCCTATCAAAGATAGACTAGAGGAGATAAACGATAGTTTGATGTATGAGATGATGGAGAACTCAATTAAGATTGATTCCCTATACGATAAGATCGACTCACTAGATTTTCTATCAGATACAATAATTAATAAACAACCCATTGTCAATGAATACTATCGTCAGGAGGTTTACAATATCCTTAATGCTGATGCTCGTAGTGCTAACCGCAAGCTCGCAGAAGTACTCAAAGTTTCCGATTCCCTCCTCAAAGCAGGATTCTTTTCCCGTACTATCAACATACCAAACGAACTTAATTAATCTGAACTTTAACTCTATGATGTACTGGTACGATACTGCTACCAGGCTAGAGAGACTATACAATCTTCAGAAAGAGAAGTTAGACTTCTACTCAAAGATAACTGGTGTACAAGCTACTAATGTAGAGATCCTTCAAACTGCTTATGAGAATAAGCTGGCAATTGATAAGAAACTTAAGACTGATAATGAGAACGAGATGATAAAGCTCAATAAACAGATTAGAGGATTGAAAATAAAGAATACTATCCTAACTATTGGAATAGGTAGTTTAGCAGCTACTACAGTTTATTTTGCTGTTTTTAAATAAAGCTATTGCTTATATAAAGGTTCTTAGTATATTTGCATAAAACCAAATGTAACATGAACTTTAATCCTACAAGAGATTGGGTAGTGCTCCCAATCCCAAACAAGAAAGTAACAGACAGTGGTATTCTTCTATCAGATGAAGCTGCTAATTCACTAAAGTCTAATATTCTCCAGGCTGTAAAAGTCGGTCCTGAATGCAAGCAGGTTAAAGAGGGAGATACCGTATACGTGCACCCGCACACGGAAGGGGTGATTATTGATGTTGAGGGAACTCAGTATGTAATGGTAAATGAATTCATGCTTCTTGGGGTAATTAACAAGTAAAATAATGGTAGGGACAGTAACAATTTCCCTAGCTGACTTTGAAAGCCTTCGTAGACAAGCAGATTCAGGGAGTAAAGCAACAGAAGATATTGTAAAAGCTGCCAAGGAATTGGAAGTTTTTCTCTCTTTTCTAATAACTAGAGAGAATATCGATGAGCATGTTGAAGAGTTTAACAGTTACTCTAAAAGATGCAAGATTAAAATAGTCGAAGGCAGAGCTAAAATCCAAATTACAAATGAAGAACCAACAGAAAGTAAGGAGACTGGTTATCAAGACGGATACGACCCAGAAGTTTCTCCAGATATTTAACGGGATATTAGAGCTAACAGACACTGAACTTAAAGTCCTTGCTGAATTCATTAATTCTAGTGAGACAGTTAATCTTTGTTCTCCTGCTAATAAGAGAAAAGTATCTGAAGTTCTAGGAATTAAGGACCACAACACCCTTAATAATTACGTGAAAAGACTCAAAGATAAAGGAGCTATCACGCAAACTAAGAACGGGTACGAGTTAGCTGCTATCTTAAAGAGAGAACCTGTTGAAATCCACATTCTCCCAGTATGACACATGTATTCGTCCCCCCAACTAAGGTACTAACCTTCTTTTATATAGGGTATTACTCTCTAATGGTGATACAGAATGGGTATGGTGACGTAGAAGGACTACATTTAACAGAATTAATAGAACCAAACATAGAAGAAGTATGAGTCAGAAACCCCCATCATTCCTTAAGATGATTGCAAACTTTGCTAAAGCATCAGCAGAATATGTTGCAGCTGGAATGCCATCAGTAACCACAGAACAGTATGAGGAAAGAGTTGACATCTGTCACAATTGCCCTCATCTAATTGAGAAGACCAAACAATGTGGATTGTGTGGCTGTTACATTGAGGATAAAGCTAGCTGGAGAACAGCAAAATGCCCAGACGATCCATCAAGATGGCCATCTATCGTGATTGGTAAGTCGGGAAAACCGATTAACCTTAAGAAATGAGTAAGGAAAAAGTAATTATACAAAAGTTAGCTACTAAGTATAACCTTCCTTTACAGAAAGTTGAGGAGATTGTCTACTACCAATTCAAGTATGTAGTCAATGTCATGAAGAAAGGGGACTTTGCTACAATTAGACTCCCATATTTTGGGGCATTCTCAGCTAAATCAGAGAGAATAGCCCACCTAAACGAGAAAACTAGACGGAAAAATGAAAGACTTGCTAACAATAAACAATAACGTAGTCATCCCATCCCCGTATGCACTGACTGTCACAGAATTCGAGAAGTTAACTACCAAAGAGTTAGCATTTATCTACTTTTTTGCAGATCATAGGTCTAGTTATGCAGCTTATGATGAAACTGAGAGAAGGGATAAGCTACTAGAGGAGTTAAAAGTCAAGTCTACCCCTAACTTACATGCAGGATTGCAGAAGTACAGGGAATTGTCAGAGACTCATGCAATTAAGCTTCTAAAATCAGCTAGATCTGCAGTTAACAAGCTAGAGAAGTACTTCAAAGACATCGATCTTACAGCTATGGACGAGAATGGTAAGCTTCTCTACCAAGCCAAAGACTTAGTTGCTAACTTATCTAAGATTGGGGAGGTAATAGAAGGCCTAGATAGACTAGAGGAGCTAGTACAGAAGCAGCAAGCTAAGGATAACCCTAACAGAGCAGGTGTCAAGACTAATAAGTACAGTGAATGATGTTTAAAGACAGCCATTTATTCTCAGAAGCAGCTAATCACTACATCGAGTATGGGTATTACACAGATGCCCTACCTGGTACTAAGCAATACTATGACTATTGGGATAGAGAACAGCATAGATGCATGCACGGGCATGAGATAAATGGGGTTAGGATATCAGGATTTCACTATTTTTACCTTAACTACTGTCCTATCGATAGAATTATAGATGAAGTACAGCCAGATGGGGAGACAATTTCACGAAGAGATAGGAGTTTTCCAGCCTTCTACGATGGGGATCATGAGTACTTTTCCTCGGTAGATAGGTGTAGAAGAGAGAATAAACACATGGTTGTGCTTAAGGCTAGACGTAAAGGTTTCTCTTACAAAGCCGCAGCTATGCTATGTAGGAACTACTTTCATATACGAAATAGCAAGAACTTCGTATTTGCATCAGATAAACAGTATTTGACTGGGGATGGTATGCTATCTAAGGCTTGGGATATCGTCTCTTTCGTAGATGATAATACAGCTTGGAGTCAACCCAGACTTATAGACAGGGAGATGCATAAGCAATCTGGATATAAGAAGAATGTAAACGGAGCTGACGTAACTCTAGGATTTAAGTCACAAATAATAGGGGTATCTCTTAAAGATGACCCAGATAAGATACGTGGTAAAGCAGGGGAATTGATATTCTTTGAAGAAGCAGGTTCATTCTCAGGTTTGTTAAAGGCTTGGGAGGTAGCTATGCCTACAATGAGGCAAGGTTCTAAGACATTAGGTACTATGATTGCCTTTGGAACTGGTGGAGAAGAAGGTCCTGGATTCGAAGGATTAGAAGAACTGTTCTATCACCCCGAAGCTTATGACTGTTTAGCATTTGATAACGAGTGGGATGCTGGGGCTATGGGAACTAGCTGTGGATTCTTCGTTCCTATCTATAAAAACTTAGACGGTTTTATGGATAGTGAGGGAAATAGCTTATCTAACGAAGCTATGGACTATGAAGAGACACAAAGGGAGAAGAAGAGGAAAGGTAATGACCCAAAGTCATATGATCAGTATATAGCTGAACATCCATTTACCCCACAAGAGGCAACACTTCAAGTAACAGCTAATACATTCGATGTTAACTCCCTAAAAGAACAGTACAATAGAGTGATAGCTAGTGACTTACATAAGATAGGGGTAGCTGGGGAGATGTACTACAATACTAAAGGAAAAGCAGACTTTGCCCCTAATTCTAGTGTTAGACCCATCTATAAGTTCCCACATAGACCAGATGACGATTTAACTGGGGCAGTAGTAATTTATGAAGCCCCGTTTAAGACTCAAGAAGATATAATCCCAAAGAATCTGTACATTATCTGTCATGACCCGTATGCACAGGGAAAGGCAACTAGTTCTATGTCGTTAGGGGCAGCCTATGTTATAAAGGTGCCTAACAATCTATCTAAGCCAGATGATATTATAGTAGCTTCTTATATAGGTAGACCTGCAACTCAGGATGAGTATAACAGAAACCTATTCATGCTAGCAGAATACTACAATGCTAAGATAGGATTCGAGAATGACCGAGGAGAAGTAATAGCTTATGCTAAAAGATTTAGAAAACTACACTTACTGCAAGAAGAATTCGAGATGTTGGATAAGAGAGAGTTACGATCTAAGAACGTAAAAAGGCAGTATGGTATGCACATGACTGAGCAGAGAAAAGCTCAGGGTGAACTTTATATACGAGATTGGCTAATTAGTGGCAGGGGACAGAACGAAGATGGGGAAATAACCCTTAACTTGCAAAAAATTTATGACCCTGCTCTTTTACAGGAGTTGATTAAGTTTAATAGGAAAGGTAACTTTGACCGTGTTATGGCACTCATGGTTGGGATGTACCATACTAGAGAACTTTATAACAAGGAGTTAAGTTATAATGACTCCGATAACTCAAGTAATGAGTGGTTTGACAAGGTTTATAGGTAGTGTCATATTAATAATAGTATTGATAAAACACTAGAATTTTCTAGGCTACTGTAAAACAAAACTAATTTTGTATTAATGTTCGGACAAGCATCAATTCCAAAGCAAAGAATCCCTCTTAATCAGAAGAATAAAGAGTGGAGAGAGAACTGTGTAGACGCATTCATTAACCTATCAAAGTTTGGTATAAGTGAACGACGCAGTTACCTTAAATCTCTATACGACTATTATAACGGAGTTATAGATGAAGAGGACTACAACTATGTTCTTAAGCCTTATGGTAAGACTAGAAGTCACTTCCCATCTAAGCTTAGAAATTACCCGATCATTAAGCCTATCATAGACCTTCTACTTGGGGAAAAGTCTAAACGTCCATTAGACTACACAGTAACTGTACAGAATGCAGACTCTGTAAGTATCAAAGAAGAGGCTCTTAAAAATCTACTTCTTGCTAATCTAAAAGCTCAGTTCCTTGCAGAATTGGCTAAGCAAGGAGAGATTGATTACGAAGCAGAACCCCCACAACTGCCTAAGCAAATAGCAGATGAATTCAATAGAACTTATGTAGACTCTAGAGCAATTGCTGGACAAGCTAGCTTAAACTACATCATGTACTATAATGAAATCTATGATAAGATACAGAAACAATTCTTCCATTTCCTTGTAGCAGGAGAATGCTATTCACATAAGGGAGTTAGAAGAAACGAACCTTTTTATGAAGTTATCAATCCACTAGATGTAGACTATGACAAAGATCCAGACATTGATTTTGTTGAAGATGCAGACTGGGCAATACTTAGAAAATATTCTCATGCATCCACTATCATTGATGCTTATGGTGAATACTTAACTCCTGAACAAGTATTAGAGCTCGAGTCCCCAACACATACATCTGCAGAAGCCTACCTTTTATATAGAGCAGAAGCTAGTGGTGCAGATGATAATATCTATCGTAATAGATTAATTGAGATTATATCAGTCTACTGGAAGAGTAGAAAGAGAATAGGTTTTGTAAGTTACATTGATCCTCTTACAGGTGTCGAAGAAATGTTTGATGTAGAGGAAGAGTATAAGTTACCACAGGAGTTAAAAGACCTAGGGGCTAAGATAACTTATGAGTGGGTCAATGAGGTTTGGGAGGGTACTAGAATTGATCGTAGATTCTACATTAACATTCGTCCTTACCCAAACCAAAGGGCTAGCCTGGATAATCCATCTAAGTGCAAGCTCCCAATTAATGGAAGAAAATACTCAGATATTAACTCTCAGAGTGTTTCTCTAGTAAGCTTAGGTATTCCATACCAGCTTAACTATAACATTTACAAATACCGTCTTGAACTGGCTATAGCTCGTAGTAAAGATATCATTGCTCAATTTGACATTAACATGATCCCTAAGAACTGGGACATGGATAAGTTCATGTACTTTGTAGAGGGTACAGGTATTGCTTGGGTAGATTACAACAAGGAAGGAATTCAACTATCTCCTCAGCATCAGTCTGTATTGGATATGTCTATCAAGACAATATCTCAATACCTTACTCTTCTAGAATCTATTATGATTGAGTGGGAGAAAGTTAGTGGAGTGACTAGGCAGAGACAGGGCCAAATGGGTACCTATGAAGGAAAAGCTACATCTCAGCAGAGCATTGTTCAATCTTCGCACATTACTGAAGATATCTTTAGAAAGTTCTCTCACTTCGAGCAAAGAGAACTCCAAGGCCTTTTGGACTACTCAAAGGAAGCTTGGCTTAACGGAAAGAAGGCAATGTATGTAATGCCTGATGGTTCTATTAATCAAATAGATCTAGAACCAATAAAGCATATGGAGTCAGAATACGGAATCTTTGTTTCTGATGCTGGCAAAGACATTGAGAAGAAACGTCAAATTGAAGGATTGGCTCAGTCTATGATTCAGAATGGCTTGCCAACTTCTGCTGTAATAAGTATATTTGAAAGTGAGAACTTCTCTCAGATTAAAGACAAAGTAGTTCAAGCTGAAAAAGCAGCTCAGGAATTGCAGCAAGCTCAGCAACAAGCAGAGCAAGAAATGAAGCAGCAAGAGTTAGAGATGAAACAGCAGGAAGTTGAAAGAGGATTTATTGAAAGAGAAAAGGATCGTCAACTTGAAATAGAAAAGGCTCTTATATCTGCTGAAGCTAGTGAGAAAGGAAGTAATGCTAATCTTGAAAAGATGATGCAAGATTTTCAAATTAAGCAGCAACAGTTGGCTCTTAAAGAAAGAGAACTAGATATAAAGGCAAATCAAACTAATGAATAACTCAACTAGAAGGGAATTACTTAATAAGTCTAGATCTATAGGATATCCTGGAAATATCCTAGAGGTTTTTAGTGCTTATGACCAAGGTAGAGATCTTCTATCAGAGTATACTGCAGAGCAACAGGCTAATATGCAAGTTGCTGAAACTCCACAAGAACAAGAACAAGGATTACGACCTGCACATGCAGCTGGAAACGTAGATCAATCTATGGCCTTCCCTAATATTCAACCTGGGCAGAGTTTTAGTACTGAGGGGATGAAAATCCCTATCAATATAGATAAGATTGATAATCAAGGTAACTTAGTAGAGTCTTATAAGTCTGTACCTCCTGGGATACAAAACTTTCCAACTGGTCCATATGCAGGAACAGTAATAGAATCACCTGCTAAATCATATGCTAGTGGAGGTCCTAACATAGGAGGAATGCCTATGCCAACTCTTCCTCAAGAAGAACCTCAGCAAGAAGAAGCTCCTCAAATGCTTGAGCAGCAACCTCCTATGCATACTAACATGCATACCCCTGGAAGTTTAGGAAATCACATGTATCCTTTCATGAAAAAGGGTCAAAGTGGAGAAATGTACTACGATGCAACAGCTCAAATGCAAGAAGATCAACCGATAGAACCCATGCAAAATACCTATTTCAAGGGGGGTTTAAGGAACAGAGTGCGATATAATAAAGCTAAGTATAAAAGATAAATTTATACTTTCGACCAAAGTACTTACTAATATATTTGTAATATGGCAACCAAAGAACAGAAATTAAACATTGCAGACATCACCTTCGACGATTTTATTGGTGATGGCTTAACTACTACAGAGGATTCTAAAGAGACCTCTGAAAACCTTGACACTTTAGAAGATGAACCAGAGGATACGGCTGATTCTGATGATGATGCAGATACTCCCGATTCTGACGATAATGATAGTGAAGATACTACTGATGAAGATGATAACGAAGATTCAGAGGGTAACGAATATGAAGAGTCAGATGAGGATACATCGATTGCAGAATCTATTGCAAAAGCTTTGGGGTACGATATCGAAAACAACTACGAGGATACTGAAGAAGGTCTGGTAGAGTTTACTAAAGATATTGCTCAGAACATTGCAGAAGATCAAATCAATGAATTGTTTCAACAATTCCCTCTAGTTCAGAAACATCTTGACTTTGTAATGGCTGGTGGAGACTCTGAGAAGTTCTTCCAAGCTTACAATCCTAATCTGGATTACAGCCAGTATGAGATTGACAAAGGAGATATTAGAACCCAAAAGGCTTTCGTATCTGAATACTTTAAGACTAAAGGGCATGACGAAGAGTTTATCAAAGACATGCTCGAGGATTATGAAGATTCAGGTAAACTCTATGACAAAGCTACAATTGCTCAAAAGCAACTAGCTAATGTTCAAAGAGAAGAAAGAGAAAGACTTGTAGAAGAACAGAAACAAATTCAAGCTCAAACTGCTAAGCAGCAACAAGAGTTTTGGGAGAATGTAGCTAATGTTATTGATGAGGGTAAAGAATTTGCTGGGATCCGTATCCCTGAGAAAGAGAAAGCAAAGTTCTTCGATTATATATCGGCCCCTATTAATAAGAATGGAGCTACTAAAAGAGATGAAGATTATGCTAATGCCGAACTTGAGGTCAAACTAGCAGTTGACTATTTGATGTTCAAGGGCTTTAAGCTTAACGATATTATTAGCACTAAGGCTAAAACTGAAAGTGCTAGAAACCTTAAAGAGAAGTTGATTAACCAGCAAGAGAGGGTTAAGAACTACGGAAAGGTTGATAAGAAAATGACAAAATTTGATCCAGACAAACTGGATATGAAGAGGCTGTTTGAATAAACTCAGACAACAATTAACTTTTAAAATTATATAGATCATGGCACTAATGCAAGTACTTAAGACTTACTATAATGATGCACAGATGACTGACACTAACTCGTTGGTTAATGCACTTATGGAACGTCCAGCGGAGCTCTCTCCGATTATTACTCATTTGGCTGGTCGTGAGGAGAAAAAATTCCCGTTGTCTTTCTTGACAGAAGGTGTTGGTAATACTCGCTCAATTGACCGTTATGAGTACGAATACCGTGTTAAAACACACGAAATTAATGTTCGTCCAGTTATCGCAAGTGTTGGAAACGGCACAGGTGGTGCTGCTTTTACCCTTACTTTCCCTGATAAGTGGTTCATTTTCCCTTATACTTTGGTATCTCAGTCTGGTACACTAGCTCGTATTATGACTGAGCCAGTAGCTGATGGTGCTGGTTGGAAATACACTTTGAAGATTGTATCTCCAGATGTTCCAAACGTAGCAGCAGCTGATCTAGTTGATGGTGCTCTTTGGGGTATGTTGTATGCTAACGTGGGTATTGACTTCTCACGTGGTAATGCATCTAACTGGACTGCTCCAGGTCTTGTTCGTTCTAAGATTGGTACTGTACGTAAGTCTTACCATTTCTCTGGTAACGCTAAAGATTATGTAGCTCAGTTCGAGTTGCCTTTGAAAGAAGGTTCTAAGACTAAGTTGTGGATGGATTACGAAGAGTACCGTCACATGCTTAAGTTCAAAGAAGAATGTGAAATGTACTACTGGTATGGTCAGAAGACTCACGATGCTAATGGTGTTAGCACTATGCTCGATGAGAACGGCCAACCTGTAATCTCAGGTCCTGGTTTGCTTGAGCAAATCATTAATAAGGACACTTACTCTACTCTTACTCAAGCTAAACTTGAGGAGACTATCGGTGATTTGTTCTATGGTATGACTGATGCTACTGACAAGCAAGTTACTTTGTACACTGGTATCGGTGGTGCTCGTGAATTTGACCGTGCACTTAAGTCTTACTACTCTGCTAATCCTTATCTTCAAACTACCCAGCCAACCTTCATCACTGGTTCTGGTCGTAGCTTGGGTATTACTGGTTACTTCACTACTTATGAGCACGTAGATGGTCATAAAGTAAACGTAGTTAAGTCTCCTTTGTTTGATCACGGTCCTGTGGCTCAAGCTTCTAAGAAGCACCCAGTATCTGGTCTTCCACTCGAGTCTTATCGTATGGTGTTTGTTGACCAGTCTACTTATGATGGTGAGAATAACCTTCAGATGGTAAACAAAAAAGGTCGTGAAATGCTCCGTTGGTGTGTAGCAGGTTCAGTAGTTCCAAAAGGATTCACTGAAACTGACACCAGAGCTAGTGATATAGACGGTGCTTCTGTGCACATGTTGAAGACTGCTGGTATCCTACTTCGTCGTTTCGATACTAGCTTGGATCTTCAGTGTAACGCATAGTAGTTTATTTGGTTTGCACTAAAAAGGGGGGTAACCATTCCCCCCTTTTAAACATAAAACCCTAGGTTATTCTTTCTCCTAGGCTTAACTAAAGCAAAAAGAACATTATTATGGATAAGAAAATTTTTATTAGAAGAAAAGAGGTTCTAAACCACCTTCCAAAGGAGATTAGAGCTGGAGCTAAAGTTAAAATCGGATCTATTTTTATAGACCGTCTCCCACTCAAAGGAGTAGATGGAGAAGAGGAAGCTAAATTATTGAAAGGAATTATAGATGTTCCAGCAACTCACCAAGATTGGCCAGCAAAGACTAAAGATTTTTGGGCTAGCCTTAGCTTAAAAATACCTTTCGAGGGAGTTGAATTGAACATTGGTACCCATGATGATGGTACCCCAGTAAGTGCAATGGATTATATTTACTGGAAATGGTGCATGAAACATAGACAAGTAGCTATTTCTGAAGAAGAAATGAACACAGATTCAAGCAAAAAGTTCTATATTTATGACCCACAAAAGGACTTGTTGAAGAAGAACGAAAAGGTACAAGTTAAGAAAGATGCTGACAAGGAGTTTATTAAACTCAGTGGCAACATGGATAAAGTTAAAATGTTGACTAGAGTTCTTATGGGGACAGACCCAGAAAGACTTTCGTCAATGGAACTTGAGAATAACCTGTACGACTATAAAGAAAAGAATCCAGAGAGGTTTTTAAAATATAGTCTAGATGATAACCTTGAATTGAGAGCTGAAATTGAAACTATGGTTGAAAAGTCAGTTCTTCGTAAGATTGGAAACCAACTAATCTACGAGGATGAGACAATCGGAGAGGATATCAAAGATGCAATCGTATATTTCAAAAATAAGAAAAACTCAGGTCAAGTAAATATCATGAGAGCTAGACTCCAAGAAGTGATATAAATGACTGTAAACGAGATGCATATAGCTGTCAACCTGGGGGTGCAAAAACTTGCATCCTTCCAGGCTGACAACCTCTTACCTGAGGAAATTGATCATGAGTTAAATCTCTCTGTTATGAGATTCATAAAGCAGAGATATAACCCTAGTTCTAATAGACAGGGTAAAGGCTTTGAGCAATCTCAGAAAAGGATAGATGATTTAAAGCATCTTGTTAGCACTCAAACAGGAACTACTGCATCTTTTGGATATGCAGGAGATACATTAGGAGGATACATATACACTGCTAATAATAGTAATATCTATGTAGATAGATATACTCTCCCGCTAGATTACTTGTTTCTAGTAAACATTACTGCTCAAGTGTACTATGAGTGTAATGCTTCTATTTTTCCTAAGTATACTCCAAATTTTGTAAATTTATATACAGCTGAACTAGATCTTACTCCTCCACTTCCTGGATACTTTTTAAGTATGATTGAAAGATGGGATACAGCTAGCAACAACTGGACACAGATTACAAACGTACCATTAGGAGAAGAATTAACTAGAGACTTACTTATTAATCAAACTACATATTTCAATATACCTAGTTTAAAAGCTACTATCAATGATCTTCGTGTTGGAGCATTAAATGATACTGCTCAAGGAAATAGTGTAATAGATAGTAATACTTTATATTTAGAAAGATATAATGCTCCATTTGAAACAGATCCTAATACAGGATATTACTTAAGACTTACATGGTTAGATGATACGGGTCCATCTAATGCTATCTATGTTTCTATTAATAAATATATATACTTTCAAACTTCTACAGAAAGAAGAGCACCTACTGCTAGCAATAGATTAAGCTACTGTAAGTTTGCTCAGCATGATGATATTATTGCAATGATGGATGACCCATTTAATATCACAGATTATAGGTCTCCAATTTATACAATTAGAGAAAATTATATAGATATCCATACGGATAACACATTTGTTGTCCCTAATGTATTTATTAACTATATTAGAAAACCTAAGAACATTTCACTAAGTACTGGAGTAGGTTGTGAATTACCAATTCATACCCATGACGAGATTATTGAAATGACTGTAAAGAGCATACTTGAGGGCTTTGAGTCCCAAAGGTATCAATCACAATCAATGGAAACATTTGAAAGTGAATAATTCAAATAATGTGTTTAACGCCTAAAATTTAAAAAAAATGGCACCTCAAAATTTAAATCAGGTATTTGTAGCTAACAGTGGAGTTTTGTTGGATGACGCTGAAGCTTTTAATACTGCAGCAGCTGTAACAGCATCTAAAGTTGGTGTGTGGAATCTTGGAATTGCTACTCCAGCATACATTGATATCACTACTCCTGCAGATATGATGTCTTTGCAAGGCCCTATTCAAATTGTACAAACAATGCCTTCTGGTAGTTTGCCTATTGCTTCTCCTATTATCGATATTAAAGATATTAAGAGAATTAAGCATACTCCTGCAGCAGCATCTGTAAGACATTCTGCAGCTATTAATGTTGGTAATCCTACTACTGGAGATAATGTTATGGTTCGTATTGCACTTCGCACTGCACCTACAGCTTATGCTAATTACTACCAAGATGGAACTGCTGTTGATCTTTCTGCATCAAATACTCAGTTTCCTCTAATTGGTAATTTCTCTGCAGGTCGTATGATCTTCAACATTGAAGTTACTGGTGCTGAGCATGCAGCTGCTGAAGCAACATTGTATGATAAAATCATTGAAAAGCTTCAGGCTAATCAAACCCTTAATGACTTGTTCAGTACTACTGATAATGGTACTGATATGGTAATTGCTGCACGTCACGCAGGAGTTGTATTTGATGTTACTATTGCTTATAGCAGTGGAACTAACACTGGAACAGCTTTGACTGCTCCAACTATGACTGGCTTTGATGCTGGTGCTGGTAACTACTGGCAAGTACTTTCTGACGAAAAATCTTGTCGTTCTAAATATGGCAATTTTAACAGAATGTATTTCCCATACAATTTCCCAACTTTTGCTCAAAGTGGTACTAGTTACGATGTTGTAGAAATTCAATATGCTCACGCTCATCCATCAGATACTGGTATCGCTAGAGCAGGTGAATTGAATACTATCAAGATCTATATTGTAGATACTGCTGCTGGTTCGACTACAGCTGATACAGTATTCCTTGGAGCATCAGCTGCTAACTGGGGTGCTACTGCAACAGAAAGATTGTTCTAATCTAATTAAATTGAAAAGTAGGGGAGCAATCCCCTACTTTTTCTTATCTTTACACAAACTATAAGCTAATGCCAGCTAGAATCGAGTCTATAACTATTTCTCCAAACGGAAAGAATATAACAACAGTAGTAAGTGGTATTCCTACTAGTGATAAGCTTACGTATTACAACTACACTACTACTACTAACTATGCAAGTGCTACAATAGCCTCAGACGCTAATGATATTCTAACTTGGAGCTTAGATTCATCAGCTGCTGGAGAAATATTTAATGGCATAATTAGTATGACATTAGAAAGTACTGGAGCTAGTAGTTATGTAGTTGGAACTACAGAGATAGATTGTTGTATAGCAGGTTTAGTAGAAAGAGGCATTACCTGCACCTGTCAATGTGATAGGTGTGATGAAGACTTAAGAACTGCACAAAAGATAAGTCTACTTGTACAAGGAGCTAAACATGCTGCTTTTACTCCTGCTAATATTACAGATTCAATCCTTAAATACGATAAAGCTAAAAGCTTTTGCACTGCAACATGTGCATGTGGCTGTTAATATACTAACTGATGGCAATTTGTAGAACCTGTTCAACTGATGGTATAAGCACTCCGTGTGACGGAGCAGTCATAACTATTTATGATGCAACTACTAGGGAGTTTTTTGAAGTAATTCCTATAATACAAGCATCAAGTGATGGTACTACTTATTATTATAGATTTACTTATCGTACTACAGAAGGAGAATTTAATTATACAATTTATTCAAGAGATTCTGGAGTAAATTGGATATTTATACAGGATAGTAATCAGATAGCAGGTGCAACTGCTATTATTCCAGCAGGAGGATCATGTCCCCCAGAAGGTGTATGGACGCCAACAGGAGATTTAAAACTTTGGGTAACAGAAATAGAAAATCAACTTATCCCTACAGAAAGTTTAGATCCCGCACTTACTTGTATATCATCGGCAAATGTTCCCAGCACAGCTAATACTTTAGATTACGATACTGTTCTTGCTAACTTTACAAGTTGTTTTAACACTAAAGTTACCACTTATTATAACAAAATATCTGGAGGAGTTCCTTGTGATAATCTGGAACTCACTAAAATGCAACTTATTCTCAATCTTTTAGATAAGAAAGATTGTGATTCCAATGCATTAGAATGTCTTTACAATAGAACTCCTCTACCTGGAGTACAGTTCCAGGCAATAGAGACACTACCGTATATAACAACTGTATTTGCAACACCATATGACTACTCTAAAGTAGAGACTACAGGAGACTTTAGAGAATATAAAGGATATACTGTAACAGTAACTAGAGCAACAGGACAAGATGTAAGTCATACAATAGTAGATGTAGAGTATGTAGCAGGTACTAATATCAGTACATTTACTATATCTCCAGCAGGAGAAGCACCAGCTTACTCAGCTTTAGTTGCAGAACTATCAGCTCCAACCTATACCTCTACTACATACTTAGAGACTTTTTTAAACTTTGCAAATAAATACTGTGCAGATTGCATAGTAACCCCAGATACTATATCATTAACTGGTGGTGGAACTAAAGGAAAAGCACCAGTATCAGCCGATCTAGATCCAACAGCAGACTACCTTACTAAAGAAGGAACTGCTACAGCAAATGTATTAATTTACTTAGAAAGTGAGTTCCCAATCAATTTAATATAAAAACATGTCTACAATCTCAGCCTTAAATACATTAGTTAAATCAGGAGTAGTTGCTACAGACTATCTGTTAGTAGCTAGAACTAGTCCTGTAGGAAATAACAGATTTGTACTTCAAGATCTGTTTCCTAGTGTTAACACTGTTGGTACTTCTAGTGAAACTCTAGTAATCAATGTAACAGATAAGAACACTATTAACTTTAAGGGAATTAAATCACTAAGCAATTTGCTTACCGTATCTACAGCTAGTAGCAATATTACTTTACAAGTTAATCCAGCAAACATTGATTTATCTACTTGTAATAACACTACATCTGGATTCCTAAGTACAGTAAGCTTAACTACTAATGTAACTGGAACATTGCCAGTAGCTAATGGTGGTACTGGAGCTACTACTCTAACTGCTAATGGTTTAATTCTTGGTAATGGTACAGGTGCCTTTACTAGTTTGGGAGCTGCAACAAATGGTCAAATTCCAATTGGAAGAACTTCATTGGGTCCTGTGCTAGGAACACTAACAGCTGGTTCTAACATTACCATTACTAATGGACTTGGAACAATAACTATTGATGCTACAGTATCTTCAGCTAGTTCTAGCTTCAACATGAACGGATATAACTTATTCGGTTCAAACTGGATTAGTGGAGATGGTGCTAACGAAGGAATTAACATCAATTCTAGTGGTAGAGTATTCATAGGAGCTACTACCCCAGCTAGTACTTTCCACGTTGGGGATTTGAACATTAACCAAGATATTTACCTCAATGGTTCTATTCCACAGGTAATCCAGGGAACTACTGCTTCTTCTCCATCAAGTCTTACAATTGCAGCATCTACTGCTACAGCCGCTAATGCTGGTGGAACTCTTTATTTAAGAGGAGGAAACTCAGTAGGTATTAACCAAGGTGGATCAGTTATATTTAATACTGGTAATCACGACGGTACTGGTACTTCTGGGGACTTTGAATTCTTTGGATATAACTCTTCAGCAGTAGCTCAGAGAATACTTACTCTTAAAGGAACTAGCAGATATGTAGGTATTACTAATGCATCTCCATCTGCCCCACTCGATATTAAGCAAGATGATTCTGCAGCAAATGTCCCAGTTTTAGAACTTGAACAGCTTGACACAGACGAATCTTTTATTAACTTTGTCGGTACTAGTGGTGTAGCTAGTGCTAACTCGGTATCTAGTTCAACAGGAACAGCTGGTAATAAAGTTGGAGCAATACGAATTAAAGTTAATGGAGTTGTTAGATGGATTAGACTCCATGATAGTGCAGAATAATTTTTTATAAATAAACCAAATAATCATGATTAATTCAAAAGAAAAGTATGGTACACATGTTACCGCTACTAACAGAGAATTTTTGAACATTTTTAAAACCCTTAGTGACACTAGGTCAGTAAAGGGAGTTAATTACGCTAAGGCAGTTATCAAGAATCTGCAAGTTATTAAAGAGCACTTGCAGCCTATTGAAGAAATGGCTTTGCCATCTGAGGAGTTCATTGAACTTTCTGTAAAAGCCCAAGAGTTTATTAATAAAGAAGACTCTGAGGGACTCGAAAAGTTTGAAAGTGAAAACAAAGAACTGATTGAGAAAAGAAAGAAGCAAATGGATGAAGTCAATGCAAAGCTTGATGAGATAACTACGGTAGAGCTTGTAATGATTGAAGAAAAAGTTTTACCAGAGGACATCTCAGCTGAGCAAATTGAAGCTCTGATGAAGATCATCCAATGACAATAAAGAAGCTTGTTGAAGAACTAAAAGTTAAACCAGGTTACTTAAAAAGTAGCCCAACCAGAGTAGCATCTAGATTTAAAGTATCTGTTGATGTTGCTATAAGAGCTATCAGGGAGGCTAAGCAACTAGGAAAAACAGTTGACAGTCTCCCTGATTTAGCTAATTCAAATAGTAATTATAATGTAATTACAGAATTTGAACAGTATTTAATTAAGAACCAGATCTCAAAAGAGGATGTATCCTCAGTTAAGTTCTGGCAGACAATGGGAGGAGAGCAACGGTTCTCCGTCGTAACTAAATCTGGATTATCTGTTGAAGAGGTTAAAAAGGAGATAGAAGAGTTTGCAGCAAACTATAGCCCAAAAGTATTTAAGCAGACTCCTCCACCAGACTCAAAAGATGCAGTAGCTTACGAAATATCCCTACCTGACATACATTACGGAAAACTTACAGATCTTTCTATTGAAGGAATGGAGGCCCAGTTTTTAGACACTATACAGAGTCTAATGTATAAGGCCAAAGGTTTAAACATTCAGAAGATCATCCTTCCTATCGGGAATGATGGATTAAATTCAGAAGGTTTAAGAATGACCACAACCAAAGGAACTCCACAGCATGATGCTATAGGATGGAGAGAAACCTTTAGAGGATACTGTGAATTAGTTGTTAGAGGTATTGACTATCTCAAAAAGTTTGCACCCGTAGATGTTATTGTAGTATCAGGGAATCACGACTTTGAAAGAATGTTTTATGCAGGGGACTTTATAAAAGGCTGGTATAGAAATGACAAGAATGTCACAGTTAATAACAGCAGTGCAAGTAGGAAGTATATAGAATTCGGGGTAAATATGATAATGTATACTCACGGAGATAAAGAGAAAGCTTCTGAAATGCCTCTAATTATGGCAACTGAGAAACCAGAGATGTTTGCCAGATGCCCAGTTAGAGAAGTACATTGTGGCCATTTGCATAAAGAAATGGTAAACGAGTACAGGGGAGTTAAAGTAAGATTTATCCCCTCCATTTGTGCTAATGATGACTGGCACAAAACTATGGGATACGAGTCATTGAGAGTAGCCCAAGGATATATTTGGAGTTATGAGAATGGCTTAGAAGGATACCTACAAAGTAACGTGAAATGATTAACTACAATAACGATACTGATGATGATGATTTTGAAAGATCTATGGATGAATTCTTAGAGAAGGTTGCATCTATAGATTCTTGCTATAATAATGGATATAAGCTTATTACTAACAAAAGAACTCTAGCAGAGTTAACTGAAGAGAAACTTGTAGTAATATTCCCTTTTAATCCAAAACAAAGAGAATCATTCTTGAAAGTAGCTGATCTAATGATTAACTACTTTGCAAGTACGGAAGAATATGAAAAGTGTGCAGACTTAGTAAAAGTAAAAAAAGAGATAGAAAATAGTAATAGTAACTAATACTGTAAGTAATGACATTAGATGAGATTGCATATAACCTGCTGAATGCCTTTAGAGGAGGTAGATCATCGCAGGATGAGAATATCTCTTTAGACCAAATTAAGTTCAACATTAGGCACTATCGTGCTGTATTCATTCGTAGAGACTATGCTCGTAATGGACTAATTACTAGACACCTAGAGCAAGACTTAAGATGTGTACAACTAGAGAAAGTTGACATGTCTAAGTGCTGTAACATCACTATTGACTGTCCTGCCTATAGAACAGTTAAGAAAATTCCAAGAACTGTACGATTTAACTTCGAAGAAGCTATCACCTATGTAGGAGATATCACTGGTACTAACAGATACCAAATGATTAGACCTTACGAGGTACCTTTCATTGCATCAGATAAGTTTACTAAAAATAATCCTAAAGCTTACATGATTGAGGATTATCTTTATATCCTCAATAATAAAGGGGCTGACTATGTCAACATTAGAGGTGTGTTCGAATCTCCTGAAGAGGCTTCTACTTTTAGTGATTGTTCTGGTGCTCCTTGTTATACAGATGCTTCCGAGTTTCCTATGCCTATGGATATGGTACAGGCTATTACTCAGGGAATGATGTCTGGAGAACTTAGACTTTTAGCTGGTACTTTACCAGATATAACTACAGATAGAATGAAAGATGCAAGCCCAAACATACCTAATGCCCAACCACCGCAACATCCTCAACAGATATAACAATGGCTAAATCACCTGCTTGGCAACGTAAGTCTGGCAAAAATCCTAAAGGAGGATTGAATGCCAAAGGAAGAGCTTCTTATAGAGCAGCTAATCCTGGGTCTAAATTAAGTGCCCCACAACCTGGAGGAGGAAAAAGACGAGATTCATTCTGCAATAGAATGTGTGGAATGAAACGTAGACTGACTAGTGCAGCTACTGCTAATGATCCTAATTCACGAATCAACAAATCCCTCAGAGTTTGGAGATGTGGGAGTTGTTCAAACTGGTAAACTATGAAACACTTTGATATAGACGAGATGACAGATCATTTGGAATGGGTGGGGCTGAATGCTATATGGGCAGGATGGACTTGGGCAATGCTAACTAACTCTATAACCTGGATACTAGGATTTATAGGGGCAATTACACTTATTTGGTTTAACATAGAACGTGCTTTGACTGCTAGAAAACAAAGAGCCATGTTCGATAAAAAATTACAAGACAATGAAGAAAATGCTTAAAAGAGCTGATGGCTCTAAAAGTCGAAGAGGTCTCTGGGATAACATCAGAGCTAAAGCCGCAGCTAATAAAAAGTCAGGCAAGAAAGGTAAAGCTCCTAGTAAAGACATGCTTGAGCAAGAAGCTAAGATTAAAGCTGAGATGAAAATGGGAGGTGACTGGATGCAAGGTTCTAAAGAACTTAAGTTTGGTGGACCTACTAAATACCAAACTGCAGGTGTCGATGGGACTGTAACTCCTACTTATACTAAGTTTACTGTTACTCCAACAGAACCTGAGAAGAAAGAAAAAGCAAAACTATCAGGAGAATCTAGGGGTGGTAGAACAGCTGGATCAGGTTCAAACTTTGGGCAAAAAGATATATGTGTAGGAAAAGGTTGTGATAAAGTAATAGCTGCAGGTTCTAATGATGCAGGTTACCAGGGTAAAGGAGCTACAGGTCTTTCTACAAAACCACAATATGCAGATAGATTAGCTAATCTAACTGAGGAAGAAAGAATTGCAGGAATTGAAAATAAAGCTAAATACGATGCAATAGCTGAGGCTAGTATAGCTGATAGAAAACGAGAAGCTTTTATAAGAAGTGGTAAAGGAATGAGAAGTACTGGAACAGAGGATACTTCAGAAGCTCTATTTACTAAATACGATTATAAACCAAATTTTAGAGAAAGTCTAAAAAAATTCGGGGGTAAAAGAAAATCTAATAAGAAATAAAATGAAATCAAAGAAGTCACTATACAAGAAAGGATCTTTTATGGAAGATCCTAAAGAACTGGAATTTGGTAAATTGTCAGTTAAAGCAGGTATTGACAAGAATCCTGGTGTTAGTGCTGCAGATAAAATTGCAGGAGCTAAAATGAACTCTGGTAACAAAAAGATGATGGGTGGCAAAATGGACTACAAGAAAGGTGGTAAGTCTATGAAACCAGGTGGTGGTGGAAGATTTGCTGCTATGGTTGGCAAACTTAAAGGCCAAGGTAAATCAGAAGATTCTGCTAAAGCTATTGCTGCTTCTATCGGAAGAAAGAAGTATGGCAAGTCTAAGTTCCAAGCTATGGCTGCTGCTGGAAAGTCTAAGAAACAAACTGGAGGTCCCGACGAAGAAACAGGTAGAGCTGGCAAAGTTCAAGCCCGTGCTGAAAAAGTAATGGGTAAAGCAAAAGCTTCATGGACTAAAGCTGAAGCTACTAAGTCATTCGATAAAACTAAGGAAGCAAGAAACTTTGCTCAAGATGAATTCGGAATGAATGCAGCTAGAAAAGCTAACCAACTGTATAACAGAGCTGAACGTCAGGAGAAGAGAGCTGAACGACTAATGGAAAAATCTCAGTATCTAAAAGCTTCTAAGCCATCTAAACAGAAGATGGGTGGTAAAAAGAAATGTTAATTTGAATGCAAACCAAATCACATACAATTAGAGCTATATACAAGACCTACTCAAATGATGTTGACAGTGAAATAGAATACAGAGCTTTTGCTGATATATGCTCAGAGTTTAACATCTTGTTATTTGATGAGTTACTACTAGGATATGAGTTTAACATGCAAAGTAACCTAGGAACTATATCAGTTAGAAGAGTAGACAGAGATCCAAGAAAACTACAAATTGACTGGGGAGAGACTACTAAGTATAAACAAGAACTGATTGACAAAGGAGTAGAACTTTACGATAGCACTACAGGAGAGGGAGAGAAATGGCACATTTACTATACTGATAAGTACTACTGTAAATACCATTGGACGAAGCACAGAGCTAAGATTAAAAATAAAACGGCCTATAGATTTGATGCCACTCGTGGAGTAAAGGGAAATAAGGAAAAGCTTATAGCCCTTTTACAAAGTGATGACATGGCTTATCTAAGGTTTAAAAAGTACATTCCTTTTAAATATAAAAACAATGGTGTATAAACTGGCATCTAGTAAGACTATCATTAGAAAAGTTATGAGGGACTTAAAACCTCCTGGAGATAACTGGATTGATGATGCAGTAGAATGGATGGGGGAAGCACTAGAGCATATTGGCTCTGCTCCTCAACTTAGTCAAAAAGGATGTGTACTTACTGTCAGTAACTTTAAAGCATTGATGCCTACGGATTTGTATTACATCAATCAAGTGGCAGTTAACAATGCAGTTAATCCATCAGTAGCTGTAGAGCTTACCGAATTACTAGAAAAAGTAGACACTCTTAATGCTCAGATCCTAGCTGACCCAAATGATAGCATCTCATTTAACTACCAACTTAGGGACTTGAATGCTAGAATAGTGGTTCTTGAGAACTTGTATATGAATACAGGTCAGCCACTAACTCCACTTCAATATGGTACAGGGACATTCCCTGCTAGTCTTGACTGTGAGGATTGTCAGAATATGTATGGGATAACTAAGCCTAGTTATACAGTTGATGGGGACTACATTAAAACTTCATTCCAAGATGGGGCTGTATGCTTGAGTTACACAGCATTCCCAGTGGATGAAGATTGCTTCCCAATGGTTCCAGATGATATCAGCTTTAAAGAAGCTATGTTCTGGTATATATATAAGCAAATGCTTATGGGTGGATATACTCCATCTATGAATGGTATTGACTATGACTTTGCCGATGCTAAGTGGAAGTTCTATTGTTCACAAGCTAGAAACCAATCTAACTTCCCAAGTATTGATAAGTACGAATCATTCATGAACCAGTGGGTTCGTCTTGTACCTAACTTGAACAGACATGCTAACTTCTTCGAGAACCTTGGCACTCGTGAAACTTTAGATAGAGGAAGATATACTAATTACGGAATTCTTTAAGATTAAACTATGGCAGAGAGTTTAAAGTTTTTAAAAGGTATGTTTAAAGATTCTGGTAGGCTAGACCAACCAGAAAATACTTATAGAGATGCTCTTAATCTTATCATTGATGAGAAAAAGAACTTAGTAGCTAATGAGTATGGTACTGAGTACATAGGTAATTTAGTGTATACCTATTATGAGTTTGGAGATCCAGTAGACGTACAGTTATCCCCTATAGGAACTATTAAGCTTGACGATAATAGTTTAATAGTATTTGCAACAAATACACTCCCACGAAATATAGCAACTGCAGTTGGTGTTCCAAGTGAAATTGTTGATATGGTGTATTCAGCCATATTTAAAGTAGTACCTAATTCTAAAACGGTAACTCTACTATACATTACAATATCTCCGCTTATTCCTCAGCCACTTGCAGCTAGAGGGTTTCCTAATGAACACCTAAACTTCGATACTAATCATCCTATAACTGGAGAATTCAGACTATCTCCATCTGGTGATATTCTTGTTTACTTCACAGATAATAAATACAAGATTACTGTAGATCCTAGCACACAGATAGAGTATGTAGAAAACTACAATCCACCTAGAGTATTCAATGTTAGCAGACAGGAACGAGCTTTAGCTGCTGGATCTGATTCAGATGTATTATATGGAGATACTATTAAAACACCTGTTTTATTGAATGTCTTCATGGAAACCCCAGTTATACCTACTCTAGAATCTATACAGGTACTAGAAGGAGGAGCTTTAGAGATTGGGGCATACTATCTAGGACTTGCATTAGCAGATGAGGATTTAACTGAAACTAATGTAGTTACTGTCTTTAATCCAGTATACATTGTTCCAGATTCAGATGCATCAGTTCCTTATGAAATGATTAGTGGAGCTCCTATAGGAACTCAAACTAATAAACTTATTAGTTGGAGACTAAGTTCTACAACAAAGATAATTCAGTATAAATACATAGTCCCATATATAATTAAGTATAGTGGTAACTCTTTGCTGGCCTATAAGTTAAATCCAATAGAGACAGGAAATGATGTAACCATAATTTATACAGGACTAGAAAGAGCTCAAGGTGCATCTCCAAGTGAAGTAGTACTTGATAAAGTAAAATACTTAGCAGCTAAGTCTATTACCCAACTAGATAACAAGCTATATATGGCTAATCTAGTAGGTAGAAAAGATATTGGATATCAGAGATTTGCTAATAATATTAAACTTAATACTATAATACTTGAGCAACCAAACTTTGATGTTAGACACTATGATATAGTAAATCTTAATTATGGTTATTCTAAAATGATCTTCCCAGATCAACCTGCTTTTAGTAATAACGATAGACTAACTGGTACATGGCCAAAGTTTGAATGGTTAACTACTAGAGAAGGTTTAGTAGATGCTTACATAAACCAAGTTATTAGACCATTGCAAAATGGTGTTGGAGCTGTTAATGGTTATAGAAATCCTTACTTTAATACATTCTATAAAGGATATAGAAGAGGAGAGATTTATGCTTTCTATATCTCATTTGTTCTTAAAGATGGAAGTGAAACTTATGCATATCATATACCTGGAAGACCTGCTTTTCCTGGAGAAGATGCATTATTTAATGGCAACTTAGCTGTTGATGATGGATACACTATATTTAAACCACAAGAGATATCTTCTATAGATTCTCAAGCTTATGTGTATCAGTATATAGATACGAGTTTACCTATACCCCCACCTCCTCAAACTTATCCCAGTCTAAGTGATGTAAGTACTTTTGGAGGTTCTGGAAGTTTAAGGATGTTTATTCCCCCATTTCCACAGCAAATGGAACTTATGGGGCAAAATATAGTTATAACTAATGCTTTAGGACAAACAAATACTAGACTGTGTACTGGGGTTATACCTTTATCTGATAATAGTCCAAATACTAGATTAAACTTTAGTACTGCATTTACATTTGATTTTAGGGCAGCAGCAGGAGGATATATAACGTATTACCCATCATCGGATGGATCATCTGATAAGAGTACTGCATATTGGAAAAATCTAAACGAATATTACCCAAATACAGACGACTTTGATGTTTGGGATGTAGACTCTACTGGTGCTGGAGTAGTAAATCCTGCAGGTATTACTCTTAGAGGAAGTAATGTAAGACATCATAAAATGCCATCTAACCATAGGGCAGATAGATCTTATATTCTTAGAGATGTGGATTTTAGTAGTCCCGATACCACACCAGGAGGTGGATTAGATGTTACTAGAGATAGTATAGATTTTAGAGAAACGGTTAGAATACTAGGAATACAACTAGAAAATATAAAGATTCCTAAATTCATCTTAGGCCAAGTTCAAGGGTATAAAGTATACTACGCTAAAAGAACTCAGCAAAATAAAACTATCCTTGGTCAAAGTGGTGTACATCCAGCTACTCCCTATCTAGCAGCTAACCTAAATAACACTAGATCAAAAGCATCTAGTGGTCCATTCTACAACATATGGTTGCTAGAAGGACACCATAAAACTGGGGGAGTTCATACACGTAATGCTTTATGGGTTCCATTACAGGCTCAGCCAAACCAACCTTTAAGACCTGGTCAGTACTTAGCTCAGCCTGTACTTAAGTTCCATGATTTTAACTTATTAAGAACTAAGACAACTATAACTCCAGCTACTCACATAGATATACAGTATGTAGTGACTATGCAAAACTGGACTGGTGGATATAAAGGAGCTAGAAGAGTAGAGCCTCCTGGAGAAACATCTACTGTACCTACAAACCCTGGTGGTAGCCGTGTTACTTATTACACATCTTTAAGATCTGGAAGTGGGGATGATGAGTATGCATGGGTGCATCCAGACCTAGGAAATACAGTTAACTTTAATGCTAGTACTACGTCTCAATATAGAGATATACTAGGTCCACAAGTTCTTTGGGGAAATGTATACATAGGTGCTATGTACAATAAACCAGGAAGAGTTAATATAGATATTGGTATACCATCTTTTAGTTCTGAAGATCCAAATCCTGCTTTAGAAGATGGTAACTCTACAGGTATCATTTATAATGATCCTAATTACATTATAACACGTAAACAAGAGTTTCTGCTAAATGATTTCCAAACTATATTCATGCTAGATCCTGGATCAGCAACATATATCAATGGACTTAGTATTCTAAAAACTACTCCTGGTGCTAGTTACAAAGGAGCTAGTTATATCTATAATGCATTTGGGGAGAGTGGAATAGTTCTGGGATTAACATCAGGTGTACCTTCTCTTGGTGGATACAAGGGAAACAGATGGAGTTATTGGGGATTGTTAGGTTATGCTTGGCAAATAAGAAACAGTGGATCTAATGGAGCAACTGGGGACTTAAGAAACTTTGCATTAGAACTGCAACACTATCCATATTTTAGTGCTGATGCTTCTATCACAAGAATTGAAGGATTTAAGAACATACTAAGTGCTCTTATCCCAAACTCACTTGCTCAACAACCAAGGCAGTTAACAGTATCTTCTAGCTTAACAGCATTCCCAGCTACTCAAATGGTAGCACCTGCTACTACTGGTAGACCTAATATATATTTAGTCAATCTGTGTGCTAAAAAGACAGATGTATTTGCCCCATTCGATGAACAACAACTTGTTTGGACTGGGTACTATCAAGAAATAAAAGAGGTAAACTTAGATACTGGGACAGCAACTCCTGATATTAACTTTAGTTATTACAGTGGGCAATCATCCTTAAACATATTTGGTGGAGATACTTACATCTGTAAGTATAGTTATAGAACTACATCTGCTACATTTGGACTAGCCCACTTTGCAAAAGGTCTTAATAGTACTACTATAACAGGAAACAACAATGACTTTATATATGGAGATATTCCTTTTAGTGATATAGGGACTACTACTATAGGTGCTAATACATTCAATGTATTAAATTTTGGTAATGCTGCTGATACTGCTAATACTATTGAGATAAGTGCTAGTGAAACAACTCTTGGGGATGTAGCAACTAATAACTGGTCAGTAGGAAGTGTAGATCCGTTTACTACAGTCTATCAGTTTATGATAGAGTCTGATGATAATATTAACTACAGGCATGCTGGAGACCCTATAAGAGGAGCATCAGAAGCATCAAGTGTCTACTTTGATAAGTATGTTGCATCAGAAGTACTATGGAGATCCCCACTATTTGACCTTACTAAGACAGATAACATTCTCTATCAGGATCACTACTCTGCAGTACAAGACCTAAGAGTTACAATTCCATTCCCTAAAAGAGATGTATCTACCTCTCTATTCCCTAATAGAGTAATTAGATCACTAATACAGGATGGAAGCTTTGCTGATCCATATAGATACTTCTTAGCATTTGATTATAAAGACTTTGCAGTAAACAAAGGAGAGATTGTAAACATCTTTAACCTTAATGCTCTTCTTTATATTCATACTGAGAATAGTCTATTTAGAACTAAGGGTAAGCAAAACCTTGAACTATCTGATGCTACTCAAGCTTACATTGGATCTGGAGACTTGTTTGCTCAAGAACCCGATGAATTCGTACAGAGTGTAGAAGGGTATCTAGGATTGCAAAACAAGTTTGGGTCGCTAGTAACTAAGGATGGATACATCTTTGTAGCTAGAAAAGCTCGTAAGATATTCATGGTAGGGGATAAAATATCAGATCTTACTGAGTTAGGTATGAATAGCTGGGCTAGAGAGAATATCCCATTTACATTAGAAACATATGGATGGAATGCAGATAAGGGTGATTCTGATGCTACTACTAACCTATTTGGATTCATAGTTACATACGATCCACTATTCAAAAGAACTCTAATAACTAAACGAGAGTTAATCCCAACTTCTGACTTTGAATATTATTATAGAAGAGGGGATTTAACTTACAATCCTGCAACTAATTGGTTTGAGATATTTAGAGAATCTCTCCCAAAAAGAGCCGATGGAACCCTTTTAGTAGAAAACGGATGGACAATATCGTTCTCTCATACACTATCTGCATGGGCTAGTAGACATAGTTATACTCCTAAGATGTATGGGTATACTTCTGAGTACATGTACAGCTTTGATAGTAACTCCATTTACGAGCATAGTGATATATCTAACCCAGGTAACTTCTATGGACTTACTTATAACTTTGAAATAGACTGCATATTCACTGGGGAAGTTAGAAGAACTCAACAGGGAGTTATGTCTACTAAAGAGGCATCTAAGCTTTACTCTTCATTTGGGTATACAGCAGATGTGTTTCAAAAACTAAACATAGTCTCACAACCAATTCAACAGTTTGACCCTGGGTTTACCAGTTACTATGTCTACAATACTACTCAAATCTCTGGAGAAGAGACTATTAAGTATCTATCTAACATAAGAAAAGTAGATACTGAATGGACTCTAAATAACTTCAGAGACTTAGCTTCAATAGCACCAAACACTAATTTAAATGTAGGACAGGTAACAGTGAGTGGTAAACTTTATAGAGAGACTTTCACCACTAGGGATACTCAGCAGATGTTCATATCTGAAGGTGTTATAAATCCTGACTACATGGACTATAATAAACTTTGGTATGATAGAAAAAAATTCGTAGATAGATTCGTAGGAATTCGTTTAATTTACAACAATTCAACAAGAAATTTAATAAATTTGTACGGGGTGACAGCAGCCTCTAGAGTCTCAGCTCGATAAAACTAAAAGCCCATGTCTAAAAAAGCTAAATCTAAACAACCTGCAAGAAAGAAATACATAACTGCAGGAGCATTGGGGTATAACCAAGCAAACTATGCAGGGTCTGACTTTGCTAGTCCCTATGCTACTAACCCCTTCTACTACGATGCAGGAGCTGCTATGGCTGCTCAACAGCAGATGAAGTCTGCCATGAGTGCTAGTGACGTGCTCAAACAGAGAGCTTTAGAACAAAATAAAGCTAGAGCTGAAGAGGACAAAGCTAGAGAAGCAGAATTTAAAGCTAGCAAGGAGCAGTCTAAAGCTATTAATCAGCAGGAATTGAAGTCTTCTGGAATGGAGGCAGGTTCTTTTGCTGTAGATCTAGCAAAACAAGCTATAGCTAAACAAGCAGCAAAAAAAGCAGCAACTAATCTTGTTGCTAATACTGCTATGCAAGCTGGGCAAGCAGGGGTGTATGGCTCTACATTAGGAACTGCAGCTTCTACTGCTGCAAACACAGCATCAACTGCAACTACAGCTGGAACTAGTTTGCTTCCTGGAGCTGTAGAAGTTGGGAGTCAAGTAGGACAAGCAGCAGCTAATACTGGTAGTGCTGCTGCTAGTACAGGAGCTAGTGCTGCTGGAACTGGAGCAAGTATAGGAACTGGACTGGCAACTGCTGGTATTGGACTAGGATTAAATGTTGCAGGAACCCTTATTGAAAACAGTGGGGACGATAATGATTATAGAACCTTTACTGAAAAAGAAAGAAAGAGAAACTTAGTCGGGTCTGCAATGAAAAGTGCAGGTAGTGGAGTTGGTACGGGTGCAGCAATAGGAAGTTTTCTAGGACCAGGAGGAACAGTAATAGGTGGAGCAATTGGAGGATTAGTTGGAGGAGGAATAGGATTAGTTAAAGCAAGAAAAGAAAATAAAGAATCTAAAAAGGTTGCCGAAGACTATGAAAAAGAACAAGCAGCCTTAGCTGCTGAGAGAGCAAAAGAAAAAGCTCTTATTGAATCTGAGAATGCTAAAATTGCAGGAGCTTATAATGCTGCATTTGTTAAGTCGAGACTTACTGGAGCTCAATATGGATATGGATACGGTACGTCAAATAACCCTAGCATGATGACTACCCCTAACTTCTATGGTAAAACAGGAGGAGTTAAAGTTCCAGGGGGACAAATTGTCCCTATAGAGGGTTCTGATGCTGTAGAGTTTGTAGGAAGAAAGCATTCTCAAGGTGGAATCTTACTAGATCCTTATACAGAAGTAGAGGGTGGAGAGACTATGGATCAGGTGATGATGGCTAAGTCAGGAGGTAAGGGTAATAAAAATGACTACTTCTTCTCAGCTTATCTTAAGCTTGGTGGTAAGTCATTTGCTCAAAGACATAAAGAAATTCTAAAGTCTGGAGGCAAACAAGCAGATATTCAGAAACTTGCTGAGATGCAAGAGGCTGTTGCTAATAAAGAAGGAGAAAAGGATAGAAGTCCTGATACTATAGCTAAGTATGCAAAAGGTGGTAAAAAACAATTACCTCCAAAATCTTTAAACTATATTGACAGTACTCCTTGGAGCTCAGCATTTATTTCTTATGTGTATAGCAATGCTGACCCTAACTTCCCTAAGAGCCCCACACATACTGGATATGCAACTGGTTTAAAAAATAGAGATGATTGGCAAGAATTAGATCCTGCTACAACAAAACTCCAACCTGGGGATATCATTGTAAATAATAGATCTGGGAATAAGCAGAAGTTTGGACAGTCTTCTTACTCTGGTTTCTCACATGGTGATATAGTAACTAAACTAGAAGGAGATAAAGTATATGCTATCGGAGGTAATGTAGATCCTGATGATGTTAATCCAGATACCCCTGATACAGTAGCTGAAAGAGCTAAGTCTCTAAAAGACGGAGTACTGGCAGATAGTGGATACTTTGTAGTATTAAGACCAAAAGATCCCCAAGTAGCTCAGAGAGCAGTAGAACTTGCTACAAATGAAAAGCAACTTTGGGAAAGTAATAAATGGAATGAGCATGCTGATACATCTCAATCTAGATTGCAGACTTATTACCAAGCTGGTAAATTAGGAATACCTGGAGTAAGACCAGATGATGGTAAGCCTGCAGCAGTGTCAGCAAAACCTCAGGCTAGTAACCAAACTATGAGTGCTGATCAATATGCTGCATTAAATCAGGGAAGACAACCTCTTCCTTCTGGGGCAGCACAATCTGTATTAGGTCCAATTGACTATGCATTATTGGGTGTAGGTAGAGCTCTTGCTAGTGGAGCTAGTGGATTAGCAGGAGGAGCAGCAGGTGCTTGGGAAGGATTTGCAGGAACAGCATCTGCACCAAATGCATCAGCAGCAAGACCAACAGCCTCTGCACCTAACATGGCAGGAAGAGGTCCATTAATGTTAGAAGCACCTACACCAAGTACGGCAGTAGGAAGATTCACTGGAAACATAGGTCCTGCAAAACCAACAACTCCATTTAGAGTTGTTCCAACAGAAACTGGATTAGTAAGACAACCTCCATTTTATACTGATCCTAATTACATCAATATAGAAGGAAGAACTATTGGATTGAATAAACCTTCTTCTATAGATAATCAAATGTTCAAGCAGTTTAATATAGGAATGCCAGATGCTACTGCTCAAAAAGCTGCTGGATTTACACCAACTGGATTTGATGTTACTGCAGCTGAAGGTACTGCTGCAGTAGATCCAGGAACAGAAGGACCTTTCCCATATAGAGAAACTCTTCAACCAATTAAAAGTAAAGAACCTGGTTTATTGCCTACAAAAATAGCAAAGCCTGATCTTAAAAAAGACACTGGATTAAAGAAGACTGAGAAGAAAGTAACACCTCCTAGAGACTCAAATATAAATGGAGCTTTACTTGCTGGATTAGGACAACTATTACCTGTAGGAGCTTTGTTGGCAAGTCCTTATAAAACGACTGCTGGAATAGATACAAGTGGTGCTGAATTTAAAGGAGAGTCAGTAGCTCCTGGTTCTGTAGTTAGAGGGGCTACACTTGGAAGAGTTTCATTGGGTGCTGAAAGAGCTGCTGCAATAGCAAACTCTAATGCTATTAATAAGTATATTGAAGGAACTAATGCAGGCCCTGCAGCTATAGTTGGCAAACTAGCTAATTCTTCAAGACTTCAACAAAATATGTTGCAGATTCAAGAAGAGGAAAGTAAGATTAATACTGCTATTCAAAACAAAGAAGCTGAACTTGGTCAAAGAGCATCAGAGTTTAATGCTCAACAAGCTATGGAAGCTTCTGCTGCTACTGCTGAGAATAGACAAAGAGCTTCTGAAAGTTTGCAAAAAGCTAAGATGTTTAATAAGCAACTAGAGCTAAATGAAAAACAGTATAAAAGAGAGGAGTTTTTTGGAGCTCTAGACGAAGCTGCTACTCGTATAGCTGGAATCTATAAAGATGATAGATCATACAAAGCTCAGGAAAGATTAGCTAATGCTATGGATGATGCTGGTTCATACCAAAGATTCCAATACTATGAGGATTTAAAAAAGCAAGCTAAAGATCCTCAATCTGAATTTTACGGAAAGACTGATAAAGAGTTAAGAGATTATGCAGCTGATCAGTATAATCAGTATATAGGTAAAGCTAAAACTGGGGGAACTAGAAGATATACCTCTCGTTTAGGTGAATTGTCAAAAGGTAAAAAAACATTTAATATCTAATAGGTATGCCGTATAAATGGAATCAATATGTAAGTACTTACGTAGATCCTCAATCAGTAAAAATATCTGAGACCTTACGTAATAGGTTTATAGAAAATTTTAAAGCTAACGATGAGTTGGCTTTAGCTGTTGATCAGATGAAGGCTGCACTTCCTTTTGAGAATGACGTTAAAAGAAAGAATGAACTTCAACAACAAATTACTGAGAGTCTAGAGGGCTTGGCAGGTAAAGGAAATTATGAAAATCTAGGATTTGCTATTCATAGATTATCTAAAGAATTTTCTACTAGTAATTCCCCTATTAAAGAAAACTACGAAAGATATCAAGGAGCTCTTGCAAATATTGATAAACAATATGAGAAGGGGGATATTAACTCTGAGCAATATGCCAAAGCAGCATCTTACATTACTAAAGGGTATAAAGGCTTTGAAACTGACCCTACTACTGGGAGAGTAAAAGCAGGTACAATGTTTACAGCTCCTACTATTGTTAAAGATCCTAAGTTAATGGATCTAATGGCTAAGAGACTTGAAATTCTAGAACTGAAAAAAAGAGGATATCAAGAAGGGAGTATAGTTACAGATGAGAATGGAACCTACAAACGTAAAGTAGGAGCTTATACAGAAGAAATACCAGAAGCAGATGTAATGCAAGTATACAGTTCTGTAATTCAAGAGCCAGATGTAGCTGCTTATCTTACTCAGATGGCAGATATGAAAACTCATGAAGCTGATAAAAGTGGTCAGACTCCTGTAATTCTTGAAAATCAAAAGCAGCAGTATGAAAATAAACTAGCTGAGTTAAAAACTCAAGTTGGACTAGAGACAGATGAAACAAAGAAAGCTCAGTACCAAACTGCTATAACTGCTCTTACAGATGCTAGTGCTAAAATAGATGCTGCTATGAAAGACCCAGCACTTGCTAGTGAGTTAATGAGAGAAGCTTATAGAGCAGAGATACTACGTCCAGTAGAAGAATATGCAATGAAGAAAGCAGGTCTCTTTACTTATAAAGAAGAGTCAGGAATTACTGGAGGAGATGGAAGTGGTAGTGGGGGAGGTGGAGCTGCATCAATGGTTCCACTATACAACTACGATATGGTTAGAGCTGATATGGATATATCTGGTGTTGACCATAAGAGTAAGATGCAGTACCTTGCTACAACTGATCAACAGATTGCAGCTATTACTGAAGACTTGGCTGCTAATCAAAATACCTACTCTGATGAAGTTAAAGCTAGTCTAAATAGTACTCTTAATACTCTGATTAATAATAAGTCTAGAGTACAGGCTCAGATGAAAGAAGCTGCTGACTCTTCAGTAAGCATGGCCGATTTGCAATCTGTAGATAATAAAATAACAGATGTAGTTAAAACTATGTTCCCAGCTTACTCTTCTGGAGATATTTATAGTGAGGTACAAAAGATATTTGACAACACTGGTGATCAAGATTATATGGATTTCCAGGCAGCTTTTGATAAGCAATTTGGTCAAGGTGCTTTTGAGGCACATATGGCCGAAAACTATAAGCCTTCAAATTCTGCACCTGGATCCTCTAGAGTACCAGGAGGTTCATTGTATGCAACAAGTGATATGACTCCTGAGCAAAGAGAGCTATATTATAATGGATATGCAAGTACTCCAGAACAAGTATTGAATAAATTTAACGGTAAGTTACAGTCTAAAGTTAATGCTAAATATGCAGAGATTAAACAATCTACTGCATACAACATGGGATTAATTGAGACTGGTATGGGTAAGAGTATAGATGTTTCAACTACTAAAGCAGCTCATAGTTTCTTCGAAGGAGAGAAAGGAAGACCATTAAACCCAGAAGAAATTATAACAGTTATGCTACCAGACGGTAGTGTTAAACAGCTTAATGGAAATTCACCAGAGCTAGCAGGATATAAGATTGTAAAATCAGGATGGAATCCAGGTAATAACTCGTGGAAACTGAACCTTATGAAAGGTGAAGGGGATGATGCAACAGTACTGACTGCTGTATACGATGGAAATCAAATTAAGAATGAAGGATTGAATGCAGCTATTAATAATCCTGAAGTAAGATTTGGTACTCTAGTCATGCAACAAAGATCAATGGAACCTGGAAAAGTTAGAACTCTAGAGACTATTAAAATTAATAATGAGAGGGTTCTAATTAATATCTATAGTAGAGGTGATGCTTCTCCGTATATTTCGATCACGTATCCAGATGGCACTCCTTATCTAAAAACTGATAAGGACAAAGGTGCAGCTACTAGACATAACTTAGATGAGCCTGCTATTAAAGGACTTATTGGTAGTGGACTTGTAACAGGCTTTTAAATTTAGAATAGAACCAACACATGGAGGAAAACCCATACTTAGCACAGATTGCTGAAAACTCAGGACTTCCTAAAGAAGCAGTAGATTCTGAAAATCCTTATATCAAGCAGGCACAGATTAATGCTGGTAAGCCTTTAGAATATAAAACTGCCCCAGACAAGTTTATGTCTGGATTGGAGCAAGCCTCTAGTACAATAAATGTTACTAATAGATATAGTGATGCTCTTGCAAATTATGCTAAATATGATGTAGGTTATAATCCATTTGGTGAAGACTGGAATGAGATCCGTGCAAACAACCAAGGTGTTGGAGAAAAGCTAGGAAGAGGAGTTCTTAAAATGGGAACCACTATGAGTGGGGCTATTGCAGAAAACACTATTGGAATATTCTCAGGTCTGGCCTCTATGGCTACAGGAGGTACATATGCAGATAATGCTGTAGGTAGATCGGTAGATGAGATGAATGAGTGGATGGCTGAAAACTTTCCACACTACTACTCTCAAAAAGAACAAGACCCAGATAGAAGTGCATTTGAAGCTTTGGGTACTGCTAACTTCTGGACTGATAAGTTTGCTAATGGACTTGGGTACTCATTAGGTTCCCTAGCAACTGTATGGTTAACTGGAGGTACAGGTGTAATTGGCAGAGGGGTAGGACTAGTAGGTAAAGGGATGGCTACTCTTGGTGAAGCAGCTGCTGTTGGTAAGGTGGCAAGCACTGGAGAAAAGCTTAAGAAGATTTACGAAGCCTCCAAAATGATTAAAACTGGGGCTAAACTATCAGACGATGTAGCTGGAGCTGCTAAAACTGCTAGAGCTTTGAATGCTGCTAAGCACCTAGAGGTAGGAGCTATGATGTCTCTTGCTGAGTCTTCTGTAGAAGCTAGAGAAAAATCTAAAGAGTTTATTAGAGAAAGTTTTGCTGCTTGGGAAGAAGCCAATCCAGGTAAGTCTGCTCAACAGGATATGACTGCTGAAGAAAAGCAGGCAATCTTAGAGAGTGCAAGAGCTGTGGAGAATACCACATTTGGATTAAATATGGCTGTTCTTATGCCTACCAATCTATTCACTTTTGGAAGTATGATAGGGGGGTCTAAGAAATTAGCAGGTCTACCTATTGGAGAAAAGATGACTGAGGACATTATAGAGAAGGGAGGCAAGTATGTACTTAAAACTCCTAACTCTGCTTTTGGTAAAACCCTTGCTAAAGTAGACAAGTTTGCAAGTCCTATTTATAAGAACTCTCTTAATGAAGCTTTCCAAGAAGGAACACAGTATGCAATTGGTGTAGGAGCTAGTGAGTACTTTAAAAATAAATTTGATACAGGAAGTGGAGACTTTGCTGAAGCACTTACTAAAGGATTAAGTGAGACCTTTGGAAGTGCAGATGGTTTGGAGAGCATGCTTCTTGGAGCTCTTACTGGTGGAGTAATGGGCACAGCTAGCACTACATTCGGTGCTGAAGCTGCTAAAAGGAAAAACCTTGTTGCTAATACAGAGAGACTTTTAAATATTAAAAACAGTGCAGCATTTACAGATATCCTAGCAAATGCTGAACAGAATGATGAAAGCTTAAGAACTATTAGTGCTATAACAGCAGCTAATGCAGTAGGTAACTACAAACTTGCTAACGAACTTAGAAAACAATTAATTGCTACCAGAGCTGCAAAACTTCAAGCCCTGGATGCAGAGGAACTTGGACTTGAGGAATTCGATGATCTCGAAAAAATGTCCGAGGAAGAGTTCATGAAACGTACTGGTTACGACACTACTAAGACAGAGGATGGTAAACTTAAGGCCACATTTGCAGAACAGAGTGGTGGTAAAAGTCATGTACAAGCTATACAGGATCTAAAAGAGGAGTATAAAAAAGCATCTAAACTTAATAGAGACTTAGATGATATTATTCAAAGGGTTAATCCTATTAAGACTGGCCTACCTGGTATGCTCCAAGGCAAAGAGCAAAAGCAAGCAGATGCTACTCAGAGACTTTACAACCAAAGGTTGAAAGCTATTTTAATGCAGCATATGGTTAGCATTGATACTAGAGACGAAGAGATTAATGCTAGCATTGATGAGCTCAGAAGACTTTCCCCAGAAGGTCCAGACTCTTTTGCAACTATAAATAAAGATGATATTCTTGCTCTTGTAAAGAAGAACAAGATTACTGTTTCAGAGACAGGAGAAATACAATTCCCTAAATCTGTAGTTAGTACAACACTTAGTGACACTGCTTCAGAAGAGGCAAAGGCTAAAGCCAAAGCTGAAGAGCAATCTCCAGAAGGACAGAGAAAGAAGAAGGATGAGGATGAGGAGAATAAGATTCTTAGCAAACTTGAGAGATCAATGAAGTATGCTGACAATCTTAATCCTATCGATAAAATGAAATTCATAAATGAGTTGCAGAACTTATTTACTGGATTGCAAATGAGAGAGGAGTCTATAGCTGCATTCGATGAGCTTATGCTATCCCCAGAGAAAAGAGATTTGGCTATACTAGCTAAACAGGGAGCTAAAGCACAAGCTAAAATTATTAATGATAATAAAGAAGCTAATGTAGTTATAGATGAAGCTAGATCTACTGCAGATTTAGATAGCCTTATCAATAACGATACTCTTAGTCCTGAACTTAGGGAGAGACTTCTTAAGAGATATAAAGAACTACAAGAGATAGAGGATAGGTATGTAGAAGATTACAATGACCTTCCCGATGCAGTACTTAAGGATATGTTAGATGGCATTGAGGAACTTAAAGATCAAGATCCTCAAAAAGCTATAGCCATCCTTAGAGTTGTAGCAGATAGAACTGGGGAAACTAAAGCTCAGAAAGAAGCTAGAGCTAATAACCCAAAGACTGATAGAGAAAAGAAAGCTGAGCAAGATGCAGCTGCTGCCGTTGCTGGATTTAAAACTTCTGACGGTAACACTCCAAATGCTAAACAGTATGTAAATGCTATTAGAGTTACTACCAGTGACAACAGGAATATCATAATTAATGGAGTTCCCTACAGGAATAATAGCATAAGCATTATGGATGCTATTAAACTTAACATGGCAGCTCTTGATGACCAAGGTCAAGCTCCAGTTATGTCAGTAACCCTGATAAATAAAGACGGGCAGACAGTTATATTTACACCAGAGAAAGACCCTATTCTAGTAAATGAACTTGCTGAGGTTATAATGATGGGTTATATCTCTGAGGGTACAGCTGATACTGTAAATATGACCTTAGAGCAAACTGAGATTAAGGTAAAAGATATACTAAAAGTATTAAAGGTAGAAGAGCCAAGACTTAATCAAAAGATAGCTATAGATGAAATTACAGGTACTCCTGCAGTATATGAGTATGCAATAAAAGAGGTACAGAAATTCCTTGATGGTTTATTTAAAGCTAAACAACTTTTAGAAGAAGCATACAAAAGAAATAATCAACCTTATACTGCAGTTCAAAATGATGAAATCTATAAGGATATAGTATCATTAATTGAAACCTATAACAAGAAAAGAGAAGAGCTCGATAGGACACGTAGAGAAATGATAGGTATGCCAAGTGAAGGAGATCCTTCTGCTATGGCTACTGATATAGATCCACAAGATGCTGTAGAGATTGCTAATGAAATTGGGAGACTTGAAAAAGAAGCTGATGATTTAAAGTATAGTATAATTAAATCAGAGAGACAGATTGAAGCTTATAAAAAACTTCAAGACCCTACTAGACTTGTGATGAATGCTCCTTCACCTGAAGAGGTAGAAAGGCTAATAGATAAAGAGGAGAACAAGCTTAAAGAATTATCAACTAGATTAGAGCTAGTTAATGCACAAATTGCTAAACTACAAGAACAAATAACAGCACAAAATGAAGCTAGAGAATCAAGTGAAGCTGGCCAAAACCTACAAAATGCCGAAGGAACTGAGGAATTTGCTACGGAACAAGGAAATAGACCAGAGACTGAGGGAGATGTTGAAGTACCTGCGTCAGAAGAACTAGACATCAATGAAGAAGATGAGGACTACGTAGATCCAACAGATCTAGAAAGCCTTTACTCAGATGAGGTAGATGATATTGACGAAGTAGATGATGTTACTATTCAAGTAGATTTCGAAACTGAAGAGGAGGCACCTACTGAAGATATCATCGATGAAGATAGTCTTACGATTGAACCTGTAAAAGAATCTATAGATGAAGAAGTAGAAGCAGGTAGTGAGCATGGTGGGGAAATAGATGCTCGTCTTATAAAGACACAGCATAAAACTACAGATGACTTCAACCATATAATTGTAGACTCTGATGGTACTCCACTCCCTAATACAGAATACTACAACCCTGAGACTGATACTGGAACCAGACAGAAAGATCTTAGTGGGAACTTTATTAAAATAAGTCCTAAACTTCTAGCTTCTCATATTGAATCTAATATAGGAACAGAGGTAGTATTCCAAGTAATTCCAGATACTGTATACTGGCAAGGTATAAAAGATAGCATACCTGCTAATAAACATTGGGAGAAAGTTCCAATCTTTGTTGAGATAAGAACTCCTGATGGTAGAATAAGAAGAGTTGGTATGCTTGAGGGATATGCTCCAGGTAAACCAGAATCTAACATAAGTCGTGAGGAGATATACAATAATTACCTACAAGGTAAGAGGACAACTAGTACTATAGCAGGTAAGAGATTTAACTCTCAGAATATTGCAAATGCAGTAGATAAGAATGGAGATAGATTCTTTTACAACCCATTTGCACAGGGTACTCCTACTATAGCTATTGCTAAGATTGAAAGTGATAGTGGTGCTGGTAAGTGGGAGATAGGTCTACAGGGAGACAATATCCAACCAGGAGATACCTTCCCAGACATAAAAGCATACCCTGAAGATCTAGGTAGAGTTGCAATGATTGTTAAGAGTCCTCTAGGAGGATTCAGACACTTGAGACTTACTACTAAGAATATGACTAAGGCTGGAGTTAATTCTGCCAAGCTTGCTCTTATGAATGGTCAGTCAGATATTTTACAAGATCTTGTAGGTTTCAATTTAATTGCAGAATTAGCAATTGGTCTAGAGAGAACTGACATGATGTTCTGGTTGCCAGTAGGGCAAGAGAACTCAGAAACTAGAGAGAATACATATGCCTTCTACCTACCTGAAGCTGAGAGCTATATTCGTATATCAGCATCAAATCTTTCTCTTGCATTAAAAGGTAAACAATTTGACTATGGCTTTGTAAAAGCTGAGAAAGGAGAGAAGGGTGGAATAACCTTTGTTAAAAATGAAACTAAGGATGGTCAATGGAATACGTATGCAGGCAAAGTAATTAAAGCATTTGAAGGTGCTTTAATGGATAAGAAGTATCAAGTAAGCATAAAGAGACTTATAGCTAATGAACCATTTGAATCTCCATTTATGAATGAGGAGAATGGAGAAAGAAAAAAATATGCTAACTATTTAGAGTACTTAAAAGATCCTAGAGCTATTCCTGATATGGATTCTGATAGTAACTCTTGGACTGGAATCATAGGTTCAGATATGTATCTCAATGAAGAAGGAAGTCCTTACTTTGACATTGGTATTACCTATGGACCTATGCTTGTAAATGGTAAACCTGTTAACTCTGCTGAAGAAGACATTTCAAATAAATCTGCTAAAGCTAGTACTACTTCTCAAGAGAAGGAAGAGAGTGATGAATATTCAGATGAGGATGATGACTACAATGATATTAGTGACTTTGATCAAGAGATAGAAGATAACAATGAAGTAGCAGAAGCTATTGGTCAGACAGAGGAGGAAGAAGCTGAGACTGAAGGTTCCACTACAAATCTAGAAGACTTGCTTAAGTCTCAAGGTAAGCTAGGACAAGAAGATGAGATAGTAGAGGATATAGAAGAGACAGATATTCCAGAAGAGGACAGAGATCTCTTAGATCCATTAGTAGGTAAACTATTGGATATTAAAGAGAAAGAGTATAAGGGTATGTTTGAAGACCCTATTACTAAAGAAGAGACTCACTACAAGATACAGCCTGAGGGAACATCTAATCCTAAGAAGTTTAAACGTATTACTAGCTTCTCCTCTGAGCCATTTAATGGGACAGAAGAACAGAAGGTATCTTCTAGTAGAGCTGGTAATACTGTACATGATATTGTAGAGAAAGTGCTTATGGGGGATAATACTTATACCCGTGGGGATAAGATGTCTCGTGTAGCATTCCTAGATCTTAAGAGTCAGATATCAAATATCAGACGATTGATAGATTCTAGAAAACAGAAAGTGATCTCTACTGAGATGATTGTCTACAGTGAGAGCTATACTGATTTTGCTGGCAAGTTTGACATTTTAGCTAGAGATAAAAAGACTGGTAAGTATTATCTTTACGATGTAAAAACTGGTTCGGAAGCTGGACTTGCAAATTATGAAAAAGGATACACTGACCCACAAACCAAAAAGGTTTCTAAAAGCAAGAGAGATCAGCACGGAACTCAGTTGAGCATGTATGCTTATGCCTTAAGAGGAATAGGCATGGATAAGAACGTAAAAGTTGAAATAACAGGAGCTAGTGTTTTATATATACCAGTTAGATACGATAAGACTGGACACATAGATAGAGTATCTAGCATGGCTGAAAAGAAGTTTACATTGAACTACGACATTAAAAAGTTGGTAAAGGGAGATGTATCTTTCGAGCAGAAAAAAGCAACGACCAGCTCCGACCCAGGCATCAACAATGCAGGTAAGAAAAAGGCTAGTACTAAAGCCACTACTAAAAATGAAACTCCTAAAGGTAAGGAAACAAAAGCTGAACCTATTAAGAAGTCAACAGACAGTGGATTTGTGCAAGGAGAAACCTTAGATGCAGGATTGAAAATGGCTATAGCAAATGATGCTATAGATGCTGAAGGAATTGTAAACCTATACAAAGGCCAAGGAAAGACTATAACTCTAGAGGAAGCTCAAGAATTAATGGATAAGGTAATAAAAGAAAACTGTTAAGATGACATTTTGCCCAAATAAATCTCTTCCTGAATGGAAGGCATTAGAAGAATCTCAACCAACCAAAGCTTATTACCTATGGAATAAGTACAAGGGTGAGGTACCATCTAAGTACTACTTCCCAAAAGAATCTGATAAGAGAGATAGAGCTGTAGCTTACTTGTCTAAAATGTTTCCTGGTAAAGAAGTAGTATTCTACGACTTTGCTAAAGAGATAGGCAATAAGACTCAGCATGGATATATTGAGAATGGAGCAATTAATCTGTGGACATCTGCCCAATCTGGAACTGAGTATCACGAAGCTTACCACTTGCTATTCAGAACAATGTTGTCTGAAGAACAAAGAGACAATCTATATAAAGATGCAACCAAACAATTTGGAGCCCCTACTACTGCTGAGATTCAGAAGATTCAACAGGAAGTACAGGGACTATATGATATTGTAATTGGTGAAGAAGAAGCTAGAAAACTTGTACTCGAGGAGAAGATGGCTGATGGATTCATGGAACACATGAAGACTGAGGAAGAGAGTAGCAAAGGCATGCTGGATAGATTAGCCAAGTGGTTCAGAGATTTGTTCAGCTGGATAAAAGGAATAGCATCCGATAAGCTAAGTCTCAGAGATGTGTACTCACTTATGGAAACTACCAAGGCCAATGACACTTTCCTAGGTAGAGGAGTATTCAGAAACCCACAGGCTATGCAGAGCTCTTATAATCCTAGCATGCTTGTAGAAGGTATACCATCGGCTACTGTAGAGAAGATGGTACAAGGACTTACTAACATGGCTATTGATGAAATTGAAAGTTGGGATACACCTGATGTAAATAAAATCTTAGGGAGCAAAAAGAATAAAACTAATGGTTCAATTGTAAATGGACTCCTATATCAGATTTATGATATCAAAGGGAAAACTACTATAGATAAGACAGACATCCCTAAGATGTACAAGATGTTGGCATTAGAAACAAGACACACAAATGCCAAGACAAAGTACAATACTCTTAAAAGACAAGATTCAAAAGCAGCTGAAGCATTTAAACCTGAGGTAGATGGATACCTTGCAGACCTAGTAGAGTATGCAAAGAAGAATGGAATAGTTATAAAGAAGAAAGTAATTAATCCTGACTCCTCTGATAGAGATAAAGCAATAGCTCAGAGACAGATAATTAGACGTAAGCAAGTTATAAATGTAATTACAAACTGGTATGGTAAAACTGATCCAGAGACTGGTAACACACTTGTCCCATCATGGAGACAAATGGTACTTAATGGACTAGCTGCTAACCAATACTCTGTAACTAAAGATATAATTACAGTTGATAACAAAGAGGGAGATACAGAGAATGACAAGATTGAGGCACAAGATGCAGGTGCAGACGAGAAAGATATTAAAGGAAGAAGCCACTTTGCTGACTCACCGATGAGTAAACTCTCACAAAGGGCAAAAAATCTTCTTAGACGTATCCCTATTGTAAATCCAGTAAAAGAGGGAAACAAGATAGTATATAAGAACAAAAAGAATGAGGTATTCACTAATATGAATGAGTACCACACTCTGCCTTTTATATACAAACAACTATCAGAACTATGGGCCGACACTCTAACTTTTGAGGAGATGGAAGCTAAGCTTATAGAACAGTCTAAACACAGAACAGATATTAAGAGTATTAATGCACGTGTTGCAAGTATGTCTGAAGACGATAGGGCTACTCTATATAATGCATTTGCTAATACTAACTCTCAATTTAAGTTGATTCTATTTGGAGAGGATAGTAAGATAATCAATGCCAATAGCTCTACTACTGAAAATAGAGTAGCAAAGCAGTGGAGAAATCAGATTGTAGAAGTAGGTGGACAGGAAGAAGATACAGACATAACTAAACGTGCTGTATACATTAAAACATTTGGGGATGATGAGTCATCTGCTACGTTTAAAATAAAGTCAGAGAAGTTTAAGCTCATATCAAAGTATTTCCAAAAGAGCTACGAAGCTTCTACTAGAGAATTTAAAGATGATACTGTTGCTGACAGTGCATTCATGAGTGGTCCTGAAGGACAAATAAGTGCACCAGTACAAGCATTGGGTTCTCTAGTATGGCATCTAGGCATGAGTTTAGGAAGTAACATTCAAGAGTTTGATACTATCCAGAATTTACAAAGCTTAGTAGATAAAGGATTTACAGTAATTAAATCTGAGACAGACAAGAGAAAGAAAATAGAAGTTAAAGGAAAAGCTGCCTTTAATCTAATCTTTGAAAGAGCTAGACTCGTAGAAACATTTAAATCTCTTTCCCCTACTACTACTTTCTCTCGTAGTGGACTAAGTATAGGAGAGATGAATGAGAGACCTATACCTTATTATGATGCAGACTTTGCTAAGAAGGGTATGAAGTTCCTTGCCAGCCTAGCCCCATTCTTTACAAGCAGATCAGCTGAAAGCTTTGTGACTGCAGTAAACACAGCTACATTCCCATTGAATATGGCTACTCCTATTGCTGAGTTACCTACAATAATTAAAGCAGACTTAGCTAAGAATAAAGAAAGAGCCTTGGAGTTATATAAGAAGGATCCTTTCATCTTCCCTCCTGGCATGGAGCCTAGTCACTTATTCAATCACCTGCAAAACAATCAAAAGTTTGCAGAGGAATTTAGTGTAGATCCTTTATCAGCTATTAGAGACTATGCAGAAGATGCATTAGAGTATGAAGACTTTAATAGTGTTGATTCTATTCTTTCAAGAATACAAGCTTTTGTAAACAATGAAGACGCTACCACCTATGGAGTAACTGTTCCTTCTATGGGGGACAGGGCAATCATGTTGTTTATGATTATGCCTAGATTATCTGGTCATGGAAAAGATAGTCTCAATATGACTTATCAGCAAGCATTCATAAAAGGAATACTTCAAGATCTTCTAAGAATAAAAGAAGCTAAGAAGACAATTGGGGACCCTAATGCTACTAAGATACCAGACTACCATACTGGACCGACTACTGGATTAAGCAGTGAGTTCATGCAGTTTGATGGAATAACCAAAGATGGTGAAAGAATAGTAACTGATGTATTCATTAGTGAGAAGGGTGGTGGAATGTTTATGTCTGATCTTGCTGAAGATTATATAAATGCTGTTAACAAGGGAATTCCTTTAAACCCACAACTCAAAGAATTTGCAAATGAGTTGACTAGGATGACCGCAGATCTTACTTTATTCTATCAAGATGCTGCAATTCAAATTGCAAAACTTATTGAAGAGTCTGGTAGAAAAAAAGACTTAAGTACTAAACAGTTATCAAAATGGGCAGAGGGTACTAAGATTGTAAACTCATCTGATAACTCTAAGTTTGTTCAACTAGCTACCCCACTTCTTGTAGACTTCCTTATCCATGAGGACGTAGGTAGAAATGAGATTATTAAAATAACTAGGGGTAATAGAGCTATGTTTAAAAGCATAGAAGACTTTACCAAACGTCAAAGAACACTAGGTACTCCAGGAACTAAGCTTGCAGAGAAAGGTACACTTGGTAAAAAAGAATCACAAAAACTAACATGGCTTGACGACCCTATGGGGTATGGGGCTATCTCTCAATATGAAGAGCTAGTATTTGATGATCCTATGGGACAGATTACTTCTGTCATCTCACAGAAGATGGATGAGTGGGCAGTTAGAACTGCTACACAACTTATACAATCTGGATATACTCCAGAGGAAGCTGCATTCACTGCACAATATATGGCAGGTGAGTTTGAAGAACATGATGGTTTGACTCTTATCTCTATAGACTGGTTGAGAGAAATAATGGAAGGTCAAGGAGAGTGGAAGGAGTATCATGAGCAAGCTTATAAAAATTATAAGCAAGATCCTGAAGGAAGATTTTTATATCCAGCAGGAGTTAAACTGCCTAAAGGAGCAAAGGTTGGACAAGAGATTCCGTTCAGACCATATAAGCCATTTGGTAATGAAGTTAAACGTATAGGTAACACTGTAGCTTCAGATATCACCAAGACAGCTTACTTCCCAATACTTAAATCATACACTAAAGCCTTCCCAATCATGGACGACATGAGGATGAGGATGGAGGCTAACCCACTCGAAGCAAACAATCCTTATGCAGGAATGAAAAAGATACACACAGCTAGTGCTGTATCTGCTAAGAAGGGAGTTAAGTTAAATATACTTGACATTAAAAACTGGTCACCAAGAGCTGGTGGATTCTTTGCTAATGTGAAGTCTAATAGAAATAGTACATCTGCTTTACGTTTCCCTCAAAGCATTCCTCCTGCAAAAGAAAAGTCTGAAACAATCTTTGGTAGACAGGTAAAAAAGAATGCTATTGCTAATGTAGTATCATCTGCAACATACTTCTACAATGCAGGTCTTAAAGAAGAGACAGCTGTATTCGGGGAAGATATGACAGCACTTTATCATGCTGCTATTGAAGAAAGAATTAAGAGAGACCTTGAGTCTGTAAACAATCAAATAGGACTAGGTCAATTTAGAAAGGTTGTTGAGAAACTTAAGCTTGAAACATCTACTAATAGCAAAGTAAATATAGATGCTATTCAAAATGCTCAGGAGTTTAAAGAGGCTAAGAAGAAGTTGATTAAGAATATCAGATCCTTAATTGAGAGTCAAGCTATAGAAAGAGAGTTAAGTGATAACTTTATTAAGGCTCTTGATATAACTATTGATCCTGTTACTGGTATTACAAGGTTCTCTATCCCACTTGACTTCCCTGTATATGGAACAGCTTTCCAAACAGCATTGCTTAGCATATACAACAACAATGTATTCAAGCAATATGTATCAGGGTATGAGGCTGTACAGACAGCAGCTCTTGGTGGATTCGAGACAAACAACTCTCTTAACTTCCTGGAGATTGTAAATCATGCTTCTAACAAAACTAGAGGTACAAGACTAGCCCATGCTGAGATCATGGTTAGAGAAGATGTACTTAGAAAGTTTGGAATCGAACCAGGTGTAGACTTAGATGCTGCCAATATCCCAGAAGAACTAAGAAGAATCATTGGCTATCGTATCCCCAACCAGGATAAGGCATCTACTATTATCTTTAAGATTAAAGCTATTCTTCCTGCTGGATATGAGAAGGCAGTTGTAGTACCACCACAGTTAGTTAAGCTTATGGGATCTGACTTTGACGTTGATAAAATGTTTCTCATGTTCCCAGAGATTGAGAATGGTGAAAAGGTAAAACCTAACTATAATGAGCTTTGGAGAACTAAAGACGTATCTAAGGTTAGTGATAAGGAGCTGATGAATGTTATTCTAGATACAATAGAAGCTGTATTCTCATCTCCTGAGCATTATCTTGAAACACTTCGACCACTTGATGATGAAGTTTTAAAAGATATTAGAACTAGCATTGTAAGTTTAAACGAGTCTTTGAAACCTAATAAAGTGTTTACAGGGGGTATGTATGAAACCCAAAGTGCTGTAAGAAACTTGCTAGGTAACAAGATGAGAGGACTTTGGGCTAATGCAATGGCTGGTAGAAACGTAGCAGCTGCATCAGATAACTTTAACTTGATGTCAGAGTTTGCTATTAAGATTCAAGGGGAGTTGATGAATACTAAATTCCTTAAAGCAATCCCAAAAGATGCAGGATATAAGTATGACTCAGGTCTTACTACAGATAGAATTAGTAGCCGATATGTAACTGCAGCCGTGGATGGAACAAAAGCTCCGTATCACTACATAGTAAATGACAACCCAATCACTTTCCCAGTAGAGTTATTATGGGTGCATTATCATGGAGATACAGAATTACTACACCACTTCTTGAACCAACCTATTATCAGAGACTTTGTAGACATCATGGCTAATGAGCATAATGATGATCTATCTAAAGTTAACGTAGCATATAAAAAGGTTGCTGAGAAATACAATATAACACTGGGCAGTGTAGGATTACCTGATAATTATAAAAAGATCCCTAGTACATATACAATGTCCAGAGAGGCTATCATGACTCTGACTGTTCCATCTGCTAGAGCTCTTCAAAACTTTATGAAGATGTACACTGCAGGTAAGCAACTTAAGGAAGCATTTAAACTTCTTACCCCAGATACTATGTCTGGTATTAATAGGATTGAAGCAGTTCAATCATATGTAGAAAGAAAGCAGAAGTTTGATAATCCAAAAGGAGGACTAATAGATAATTCACCAATAGCATTCTATGGTAGAGCTAAAGATCAGAATGTCCTTACACAATTCTATGATGCAGATTCTATTTACGGATTTGAAAGAGGATATTATAACCTGTTAGTGGAAATGCTAGGAGTAGCTGGAACTGTATTCCCAATGACTACATCAGAATCAGCTATTAAATTTAAGGAAGCTATTAAAACAGCTACAGGTAGAGACTCGTTGAGTGTAGAACAGCATAGAGATATCAATGCTGCTATGATGTTCACAGTTCTGACAAGACAAGACTCCCCACTTAGTGTGTACTTTAATGTACCTTACAGTGAAGACTTATATAAACCAGGTAAAGGAAAGTTTACCCTATGGGCAAGAGTTCAAAATGCTTTACAGAAATATGCAAACCTTTCTGGAAATGAGTTCTTATCTAAGCTTAGTGAGGACGATAACAACAAGTCTGTAAAAGGATTTACAACTTTTAACTTTGATGCTACACAACAGTATGCACCTGAGGAGAAGTCTAGAATTCAAGAAGACTTGTACAACCTGATGTACAGACCAGAGGCTTATTTAACAAAACCTGGTAAAGGTGCTACAGAACAAGCAATACAAAAGTATAAAGGATCTATAGAAGAAATTAAGAAGATAGGCTTTGACCTATGTATGCATACCTTAATCTCTAACGGGTTTAGAAAGTCAGCATTTAACTATGCTACTATGATCCCGCCACAGTTCTGGCTGCAACCTCTTAAAAGAGAGATGGCAGGATTACCTGATATAAGTGTTGCAGAGTATCTGCATAAGCAATCTATGAACATGCAAACAGGTAACTACTTTACTGCTGAAGACTTAGTTAAGTTCTTTAGAATATTTGGTGAGATACGTCCAGGTGGATCTAATCTTACAGATAGGCAGACTCTTGGGGATACCGTACCTAAACTTGCTAAAGAGCACTACACCAATGTTGAAAAATATGGTGGATACCCTCCAGCAGTTATGGTATTCCGAACTCAAAAAGGAGAGTCAGGTGTGTATGTACTAAGCCCAAACTACAAGCAAGGCTCAGATAAAGCTGTATATTTGTCTCTCAACAAGACAGCTAATAAAAAGAAGCATATTGTAGGGGGAGAATACCTTAATATAAAAGTTGTAGGCAAGGAAACTAGTATAGACAGTATACTTCCATTCTTCAAAGGATTGTATATAGCTGGTGCTAAAAAAGTAGATCCTGCAGATGTTACTCAAATTTGTATGTTATAAAATAAAAATCAATGGCTTGTAAAGTATTTGAAATTGGCACCGAAGGAGAACCAGTACCCTCACTGAGATATCAAAATCTATTTGATACTTTAGAAGGTAATGCACCTAATAAAGAAAAAGCTATTAAGTACAGCTTACTTGATGGGTTTACTGAGCACTTTACTGTTAACAACAGTGGAGATCTTATAGTTAAAGGTGACCTGAAAGATCCTAAGCATATTGTAAATTCAATGAATGTTACAATTGCTAGATACTTTAAGCCTAATGGTAACACAGAGAAACTATTAACTGCCAAGAAAATAGGTAACAACAGATATCAAGTTACTATTAATGATAGTTTCTTTCAGCCTATTGAAACACTTGCTAAACAAGTATATGTTCCCAAGGCTACTACTGAGCAATTAGAGGATGCATTCAAGCAACTAATAGCTCCTAAGATTGCTGGTACAGAAGAAGAGTTTACAGAAGATACGTCATTCTTAAAAAGCAAAGAACCGTTCAAGACGGTCCCAAATCTAGCCGATCAAATAAAGCATCTCATAGATACTTTTTCTACAGCAGGAATTGTAGTCAAAATAAACTTTGATGATACAATAGATACTAAAGGAAAGGTTAAGCCTAATAGTGATGGTACAGTAAACATCACTCTTAACCCTGAACTTATGACTGAGGATACTCATATCCATGAGTTCAGCCATATATTAATTGACTTACTAGGTGAAGATAATTCTTTAGTTAAAGAAGCATTGAATCTTGTAAAGGGAACAGACCTATACACCCAGGTAGCTGAGGCTTATCCAGAACTATCTGAGCAAGCTATAGCTAAAGAAACACTCATAACATCTATGGGTATACTAGGTGCTAAGAGACAGAAAGGAAAATCTGTATTCCAAACTGCAATTAATAAATTCATTAGAGCTATTAAAAGTCTATTTGGAATTGAAGATAATGCAGTAGAAACTCTTCTAGATAAGCTATTCAGTAAAAGACTAAATGCTACAGAGTTTAAAGGTACATTGACTGAAGAAGAACAGAATAGTAAAGTTCTTAATAAAAAGATCTCAGATGTTAAGGACTTGATGCAGCTTACAGCAGAGACACTACAGTCCCAGCTTATGAGACTCGAAGCTCTACCTATTAAGAATGATGATGTAATCGTACAAATAAAATCTCAGTTAAGCACATTTAAAAAGATTCAAGAGACTAACGAAGATGCAAAAAAGAAAGTAAAGGGTGCAGTAGCTAAAGCAGAACAGGTAGAAGACTTTATAGGATTTGTAGACTATATGTCAAGAGTCGTAAAGACTAACCAAGAAAGTATTGACTACATCATGAGCTTCTCGGATGAGTCATTTAAAAACATGTCTGAAGAAGAAAGATGTAGTCTATTGAATACTATGTATCATGTAGGGAATAATATCCAAGACTTCTTTGGGGGTGGTGAAAATAGTATTGCTAGCAAACTGCAGAGTGCTATTGAAGATAGAAAAACTTCTAGGCTTAATAACAAGCAGCAGATAGCCCTATCTTCTATGGAGGAAAAGGTAGACGACCTACTTAAACAACTAGGAAGACAGCAGAAGTACTACAGAAATATTGGAACTGTATTAACAGCAGACCTTATCCTAGAGTACAGTACCCCAGATATAAACGATCAGATAGATATTCTAATTGATAATATCAAGACTAACAACCGTCTCATTGCTATTAAAAAAGATGAAGAGTACTATAGTCTAAAAGAAGATCTTAAGGAAAAGAAGATCACTCAAGAGGACTACGAAAAAGCAATGATAGAGCTTAATATAAAGCAACTTAAGAATAAAAGAATTACACGTGAGACTCTCATAAATGAACTTAGAGAAGCACAGCTTGATAAGTCTGCTTACTCTTTGTACATGGATCCACTGATCTACTCATCACAAGCATCACTGCAGTTATTTACTTCTATGGTAAAGAATAAACTTTACCAAGCATCAGCCGATACTAGAGATGTTATAGATGAGCTTGCTCCTGCTTATAAAGAATATGCAGCTTTTAAAGGATCAGATCTCAACCCTACTAGCTTTAACTCTGATATCTTAGAAACTCAGACTTATTATATACGTGATGAGCAGACAGGAAAAATGAAGCCTATGCAAATGCTAAGCTTTGTCCAGCCTTATAACGTAACTAAGTTCCATGAGGATGAGTACGAGATGAGAAAAGGTTTAAAGGCAAAGTATGCTCAACCTGAATATGGTACCCCAGAATATAGAGACTGGGCTAAAAGTGAGGCAGGTGCTAGATTCTTTACAGAGGTAGCTAATTGGTATAAGAAGAATACAATTGTAACAGAAGAAGGAGTTAAAGCTGTAGCAGATCTTGATGCTAGGATTAAAGATCTAAATAAAAAGATGGTTGGAGTACAGTCTAATCCTGACCTTACAGCTATATACGAAGCTCATAAGATGGACCTTCTACAACAGAAGGCTAGAATGTACGATGCCAAGAACGAACAGTACAAGGGAGTAGCAGTTAGACCAAACTCTAACTATGCTAATCCTAAGTATGCTGCTCTAATGTCTGACCCTAATTCTCCAGCAGCTAAGTATTATACAGCTCTTCTCAAAGTTTATCATGAACATCAAAAGGTATGTGGTAAGCAGATCCCACATAAAAATGATTGGGATAAAGTATCTTATGTAGTCCCTTCAGTAGAAGCTCAAGGTTTAGAAAAGTTGCAAGGAGATAACTACAATGTATTCAAGTCCACAAAAGACTTTGCAAATAGAGAGTTTGCATTCCTTTCAACAGATGATTCATACGGTGCAGTTATCAATGCTAACAAAGAACAACGTAACAAGATTGTTCCAGTGCACTACATCAATCCAACTGAAGCTAGATTTGTAAGTCATGATGTTGGGTCTACAGTTGTACTGTATGCTGGTATGGCTAACATGTTCAAGAGAAAGTCTCAGATTACAGGAGCTGTAATTATGATGAGAGATCTTGTAGAGGGAAGAGAGATACTTGAGAAAAATGTACATGGTAATCCTGTACTATCTGCAGCTGCTAAAAAAGCTGGGGTTAATAGATTTACTAGAAAGGATGGAGTATCGAATAACTTCCAACACTTATCTGAATTTATAGATAAAGAATTCTTTGGGGAAAAAGAAATTAAACAACAGTTTAATGTCTTTGGAAAAGTACTTAGTGCAAATAAGATGGTAAATAAACTTGCCACATTCTCAGCACTAAATACACTTGCATTGAATGCTCTGCAAGCAACTAACCAGTTCTTAATTGATAATGAAAAACTAGCAGAAGAAGCAGTAGCTGGTCAGTTCTTTAATACTAAGAATCTTACTTGGGCTAAGGCAACATACACCAAGTCTATGCTATCTGGAGAAACTATATCAGATGCAGGAAAGTTTAATAAAGAAACAAAACTTGCTAGATTTATCCAAGAGTTTGACTTGCTAGGTGGAGAGCTTGGAGCATTTGCTGATAAACGTACAGGCAACAGAGCCCTTAAAGCAGTAGATACTCAAAGCTTATTCATACTACAGCACATGGCTGAACATGAGACTGCTGTAACAAGAGGATTAGCTTTGGCTGATACATATAAAGGTAAACTAAAAGATAAGAACGGGGAGGTAATCAAGAATGATGATGGGTCAGAAGCTAATCTATATGATGTGTTTACTCAAGATGCTAACGGCAAGTGGAAGATAGACTCTAGAGTAGCCAACTTCAAGCCTATCCAAATGATTAACCTTGCATCTGGGGTATACAAGAAAACTAACCAGATTAAGACCAGCATTGATGATCCTATCATAAATAGAAGATGGTATGGTAAAGCTCTTTTGATGTACCGTAGATATTTCCAACCAGGTTTACGAAGAAGGTTTGGATATGGAGACCAAGTCCATTTAGATACTGAAGTAAATGGAATTACTGAAGGTATGTATACAAGCTTTGCCAGATATGCAAAAGAGTCTTTCACTAAAGGATTAAAGTTTGGTAGTGTATATCAAATTTTAACTCCGATGGAAAAAGCAAATGTTAAACGTACTAGCATGGAACTTGGATTCTATGTAGCAGCAAGTACAATAGCAGCTTTAGCTATAGGCATGATGGGAGAAGATGATGACGATGATGATTATGCAGCAGCATTTGTAGCCTATCAGGCTAAAAGGATTTCATCTGAACTAACTCAGTTCTATAACCCTATGGAATTCTATCGATTTGCTTCATCCCCAACAGCATTATCTAAGCCTTTCATTAATAGTGTAAAGCTAGCTGACCATTTGTTATTCAAAGAAATTCCATACAGAATTGGATTGAGAGACGAAGATGGTATTTACTATGAAAGAAAAGCTGGTAAGTATGAAAAGGGAGATCTCAAACTAACTAAGATGTTAGAAGATCTTGCCCCAATACTTAGAGGTTTAGATAAATCATCTAATCCTCAAGAGGCTCTTAAATTCTTTATTGCTCCTCCAGGAGTATCGTAATGGGCTTGAAAAAGGGGCTTTCGCCCCTTTCTTATTGCTCTTTTATTTTGAGCCTATCATTTTCTTCCATCAGCTTCTTAAGATACAGAGCTAAGTCAAGAGCTTCTTCATAGGCATGTTGCAGCCACTCTTGTTTAGATAGGTCCTTCCTATCCATAGTTGTACCATAAGTTGCTAATCCTCTTTCTTCACGGATCTTTAGATCCATGATTACTGATGCTAATAAGTTACTTGGTTCTTTCATATCCAATTAATTGGTTGTGAAAGATAATCATTAGCTTTCATAAAACAATTACTCCCAACAAATCCAGCTTTCATACTTCCATATACTTCAGCTGCAGGATGTGGTGCAGTAATTACAACATGGGATTTACTTTGATTCATATTCGTAGACTTAATTAAATCTTGGAATCTGTTTTGTGCATATTTACCCCATAAGAGGAATACAACATTGTCTTTCTCTTGAATCATCTTACCTACCATCTTATCTACAAAGCCTCTCCACAGGCTTTCATGAGAGTTAGGATGACCCTTTACTACAGTTAATGTTGTATTGAGAAGTAGCACCCCTTGTTTGGCCCAGCTCTCTAAGCTAAAGTCAAAGTTAGGGAGTTCTTCTTCTCCATGTTCCAAACATAGCTCTTTATAAATAACTCTAAGACTTGGGTTAATCTTAAACCCTTCTCTAACCCCAAAGGCTAGACCTGTTGCAGCTCCATTGTGATACGGATCTTGGCCAATGATGACTGCTTTTAAATCTTTGAGTTGTGTCAGTTCAAAAGCTCGAAGAACCTCTGGACTGCTTGGGTAAACAATCCTAGAGGTTCTCTCTGCTTTTAAAGTTGACTTGAGCACTTCGTATTCAAGACCGAGCTCTTCAGTTACTTGCTGATAAACTGGAGCCCAATCCCCTAATTGTTCAAGTACTTTTGACATTAGATTTTCTTTCTACAATAGATTTAGGTGTGTAATAATACTCTGGATCAAATCTTTCTTGGGACATATCAAGTGCTGAGTGCAATTCATTCTCTGCAGGGATGATACAGTCTAGCTTCTCTTCGAGCTCAGCCTTTAGAATCTGAGACTTGAATAGAACTCTAGCAGTCTGACCATCCATATTAAACCCGTGGTAATCTAGAATCTTTAACTTCAAGAAGTCATCGATCTTAGAATACTCACTCCTCATCAAATGCTCATAGGCACTCTGTGATGTATCAGGAACTTCAAATACAAATAGTACATGACTCGAGTCAGTGTCAATCTTGTACTTAAATGTTCTGAATGCACACAGTGCAGCTTCAAACTTCAAGAACAATACATCCCCTGAGAATCTGTACAGCATTGCAATGATGTTCTTATCATCTTGAGTCTCTACAAAAGCATTAACGAAATACTTATCCCACAAGAATAACTCTCTGTTGCCTCCCAGTAGAGGAGCAGCAAAGATTGAGGACAGATTTGTCCTGGCAATAGATAAGTCATAGCCTTGTGCAGGATTATTTGGATCTCCCCCTGCAGTTAGTTTCTGAATTACATTAATCTTATAAGGAGTCTTTAGCTTAGGTCTAATAACCTGCCCGATATAGTAATCCAACTCTACACCTTCTAGCTTAATGATATCATCAGATTCATTATAGATTGGTTTGAATTGTTTTATATCTCCAGACAATCTAACTGTCCTAGCATTGACAATGGTTAGAAAGGATTTACCAGGTTTCCCAGGGGGGAGATTCAGGGGCTGATTCTGTTGGCTCATTCTCTTCAGGTTTAGAGTTAATACATATTAAAGACTGTAATTCAGGTAGTTCCAGTTTAGTTTCTCGTAGCACATCTTCCTTAGTCTTAAGTAGATACACCAGTCGAAAGTTAATGAAGAACTGTTCCAAGCCTTCAACTACTCCAAACTTTTCTACGTATTTTCTCAATACAAACCCTTCGATTTCTTTCTCACGATCCTTCAGCCAATTCTCTGCTGTCTTGATTCCTACACCTGGGATGCCTTGGATGTTATCCGTGCTATCCCCCATTAAAACTTGTTTCCATAAAAATTTCTCGGCATCTGTTTCACTAGTTGTCACAAACTCTACTTTCTGATAATTAAAATGCTTGCCTATACACTGATGCAGTACATCCTTATCGGGAGAACAGATTACAACTTTATAATCTCCATTGTTTACTCCATAGTAAGCAACAAGATCATCAGCCTCTAATCCTTCAAACTCCACAAAGGTGTACCTCTGCTTCAAGTACTCTCTGAGTGCATAGAAGATAATTGGTTTGGGACGATACTTACGATTAGCTTTATAAGTTGGGGAGACTTGATATCTATATCCACTCTTCCCTGTTAGAAAACCAACGTAAGCATTAGCATTACAATTCGTAAGGATAGTCTCTACTCTAGAGTCAATACCACTTAAGGCTTGCTCTAGAGTAGGCTTATCCATCTCGTAATATAATAAGCTATCCCCGTCAATTAGACAAATCGTACTCTCTTGTCCTTCTGTGTCTATACGGTCGATCATAGCTTATAATGAATTTAGTTCGTCTTGTTCTTCTTGAAGTTTCTTTGCTTTCTCCATAGATAGAGCAACAGCTTCCTCTCGCATCTTATCCCACTCAGCATCTGTCATAGCTGCATAAGTAGAAGAGTGGTAGATAGAGCCATTAACTCCAGCTAAACTTGAATGAACAAAATACTGTAAACATCTTACTGCACCAGTCTCATCATCAGGAATAGCACCGATGTGCATTGGGTCAACAAACACGTTGTGAATTTCACCACCATATCCAGAGATATACTTCAGACCACCGAAGTGCAAACCTGGGACACAAGATTGATAATCATTAGTATTTACCTTATCCCAAGAATCAAGACGATGAACACAACCTACCTTGATGAAGTGGCCTGGAGTTCCATAGCCATTAGCTCCCTCACAATAAAATGCATCACCACTATTCCCCATAACTGCTGGCTCAAACAATCTGTCTTCTACAAACTCTGGCAATCCTTCTGACTCAATCTCACCAGTGTCTACGTTGAAAGTTCTCTTGTAACGGTCATGAACCTCACCAGTCTCAGGGTCATACTTATGTAGAATCTCTCTTGATACCTTATAGCCATTCAAGAGCCCCTCTTTAGTAATCTTCATCTGATACATAGTAGCAGCCTCAACAGCCTTCTCATCAGAGAAACCCATCTCCTCTGTATACTTCTTAAATAGTACAGGATGTACATACTGAAGGTTTACAAAGTTGAAGAATCTTTCAGAGAATTCTTCCCCCATTCCAACTTTCATCTTCATTCTAAGAATAGGGTTACGAAGCCATCTAGTCCACATCTTAACAAGTGGATTGAAATCAATCCCTCTGTCAATAGACTCATAGATTCTCTCTACCAAAGCCTCAGGCATTGGGATAGTAGACACAGTCTCCCCATGCTTCAGAAAGAACTCACCAGTAGCTCTGTTTACGAAGATAAACTCACACTTATCTTGAATAAGTGCAGTGTAATCCTCTTGTGTGTTCAGTCCGAACTCATCAAGAAACTTACGATACTCATCGAATGTAGTAGCATCGTTAGCAAGTTCAGCAAGTTTACTCAGTTTCTCATACAGTTCAGGGCTATACTGAACAGAGAATGGAGTGTCTCCATAGGATCCGCAGATCCTATCGTCAATTACATTGATATAAATCATGTTTAATTATTTACTATAAAGATACGAAATTAGTTTAGCTCAGGGATTGGGATTTCCAATACCTGTAAGGTTTTCAGATAGATTTTTATCTGCTCATGTGTATGAGTTTTGCCATAGAAACTTAAGTATGGAAGAAGATCTTTAGTGTCCTTAGTGAACTCATCAGCAAATCTTATAACCTCCATAAATTTCTTATCCAAGACTTTTACCCCTGGAATATCAGACAACACAAAGAACTTAGCAGATAACTCAGCCCTCATATCATCAGATATGTCAGCTGCAGAAAACAATTCAAAAGCAGTAAGATTAGTAAGGTCACTCTTTAGATCTACAAGTAACTCCTCTGCTACACTCTTTGTAAATACAATAGAGTCAAACTTACAATATATGTTTAGAAGATACTTATAAATCTCATGATACCTCTCATCTATAAAGTCAAGCTCAAAGCACTCATTGAATGAAGTAAAGCTTTCCCAAATTGAGAACTGCTTAGCCCAGTAATAATTAGCAAGCATGTTAACAGCTGGGTGACAAGTATAATTACACTCAGCATCTACAGTTCTAAAGAACTCATCGATGTGTTTGTAATTATCTAAGTCTCTTACATGTTTTACATTAGACTCACTAAGCTTTAGCAATTGAGTATTCTCTTTAAGAGTATCAAATGGAACTTTAAGATTAGAGCTACTATACACAGCTTTTGAAAATCTGCTAGGTAAAGCATCAAAGTAATACACAGTGTCATTAGCTTCTCCATAAGGAATCCATGTAGTATTAGTAGTATATACCTTATTAAATGCAGGATTAAATCTTTTAAGAATAGCAGCAGCCATCTTCAGCTTCTCAGCATCATCGTCAGTACCATAGTAAGTTGGTATCTCACTCTTGATTACTGTGTTGAGAGTTGGCTCTACCTTATCCCATATGAAATCCTTGTAAGAATTACCAGCAGTTTTATGGTTATCGGGACGAAGAGTATAACCTACAATCTGAGAGTTAAGCTTACGTCTCTCCTCTGGAGTTAGGCTTATCCCACTCTCTCTCATAGAAGCAGCAGACTCAGCTCCATCATACTGTTCCTTGATATCAGCAGGTAATTCAATATCATCATAACTCTCATAAAGTTCTGATGCTTTGATCAACGGCTCTATCAAATCTTGATTAGACTTCTTCTTAGTATACTCTGCTTGGTAATGAGCTATGTCTGTATCAGGCATACCAGGAGTATCCATATGCTCCTGTAAGTAACTAAGATTAGTCTTCTTAATAGTTACAAATGGGCCATACTTCTGATGCAAATAGAAATCCTTATACTTATTAGCATTACCTGTACGATAGAATATTTTCTTAGTACCAATCTGCTCCCAATGATCTGCCTTATCTGTTGTATATTCAACCTGTAACTGCCTCTTTTGACTGTGTACTTTTAAGCTAAAACCATTAAGAGTTGATGGAATACTAGTAAATTTAATAGTCGGATTAGGAGAATACTTAGGCTTGATTGACTTAGTATCAATGATGTTTGATAATATTGCAAGGGTTCTTTCACTTGGGTTATCTGAGTATTTACTTCCTGTCTTACCACCAATGATTTGTCTGCAAGTATCTAACCATTTAAGGAAGTCTGTCTCCAATAACTCTTTCTCCACGAGTTCGGTTACCTCATCTGCAGCTGCATCGATAAGCTTCTGAATAAAAGCCTTAGTCGAATCACTCCAGATAACCTTCTCTCGTGATGGAGTTACCTCGACACCATCCTGAATGATTACCTCTTGCCCCTCCTCATCAATGTAGGATTGTTTAATTGGGCACTTCAAGCCTACAGGACCATATAAATCCTGCATCTCTAGTTCTCTAAAGTCTACATAGCCATAGTTAATACCCGTCTCAGCTCCCTCTTCCTTTACAATAACAATGTGAGGCTTTCTCAAATAGTTATTAGTAGAGACAATTAGATGCTTAGAATTGTAGATAACCTCACTCTTAATCTTCTGTTCCATCTTGTGACCATTCATCACTGCATAGAAACGGACATTGTCAAGATAGTTAAGCTGCTCTTCTACAGCCTCGTTAAACCTAGCTGAGTTGTGGGACTTAACTCCAAAGCTTACCTCAGTCCAGTTAAGATCAGTAGTATCCTCATAATATACTACAGATCCATCAGACAAAGTAATCGATGGGTTAATCTGGCCTGTTATAAGATTGAACTTCGGGATGATGAAGTCAGTCTTATAGTTAAAACAATTAGCCTTGAATCTCCTGCCATTGTACACTGTCTCAATAGTATAGAAGTCTACACCAGTTGACAGTGCTACCTTAGCACCCAAGCCAAAAGCACCGAAGTTCTGACTTGTGTTACGTTTAGTAGAATAGCCTAGCTCAAGGATACCTTCTAGTCTTTTAGCCCCAATACCTACACCATAGTCTTTGATAGATAACCTATCACAATAGCCAATGCCATCGTTGTGCTCATAAGTTATCTCGATATGGTTACGTACAATATCAAGGTTAGAGATAGAATAGTAACTGGGGTCAAAGTTAGAGTCAGAATACTGTTCCCCATCTCTGGTGATGTAATAATCTGATGCTTGTTTAACCCCAGTAAGAATCTCAATAGCAATCTCCTTCTCTCGTTGAGCATCGCAGGCATTTGTTACCAGCTCTCTGACGGTCGAAGGAATTGGGGTGGAATACTGAGTAGCCTGCAGGATATCAAAGACGAGCTTCTCAGCTCCCTTGTTAATCCTCTTAGCCACACCCTTATCCATCCCAATGTAGTTTTCTTCAATAGTTTTTATACTCATTAGATGGAAATAAAAAAGGCCTAGATTTCTCCAGACCTTTAGTTAGTTAAATTGTTGATTATAAAGCTAGTATCTTTTCGATTGACTCCAAGACCTGCTTCTGATTTTTAGGGAGATACAAGGGGACTGGGGTTCCTTCTCGTATTAATGTCTGCTTGAATAACTTCCACGTATTGGGGAATCTATCATTAGCAAAACCTTTACACTCAATAACCCACTTAATCTTTCCCTTTGCATCATACCCAATAAAGTCTGGGGTATATGTGATATCTCGAACCTTTCCGTGGCCCTTATCTTCATAATCCCCACTAGGTTTAGTCTCCCAAGAACACTCAGGATACTCAAACCCTTGCATAATGACGAACTTCTTTTGTTCGTACTCGAATCTTAACTCATACTCTAATAGCTTACGATACGTGAACACCTCCAACATTGACTTAAACTGTATGCCGTCGACTACCTTTTGAGTAGCTTTTATTTTTCCGCGGCTTCCTTTTTTGGGACCAGCTTTTCGAACAGTATTGGATCGAGTTCTTGAATTTCGTTTAGCCATTGTCGCTCTAGTTGTTTTGCAATTCTGATGTCTTGTACATCAAAAGTAGTGTAAGTACCAAGGTTGCTAAACAGATTTGCACAATTTTTTAATATAGTGTCAATCTTCTCCCTAGTCTCTGGGTCTGTATAGTATTTAGAATCAGTCATTTAAGGTAGCTGTATGTTAATTATTCTATTTGCACAATCTTTTCCATGATCTCTAACAAGATCTGATATATCCTTAGATCTGTAATGGGCTGGGATGATGACATTGATTAGCTGATACGTATTACAAATTTTGTTAGCCATAGTCTGGCCTGGATTTGTATCAGAATTAAAGTCATTATCATACAGCACAACTACTAAGTCAAACCTCGTCTTGAGATGATCAATAAACTTCTGACTAGGCATCTGCATCTCACTCTGCATTGCTACTCCCTCGAATCCCAAAGCATTCAAGGTCATAACATCCTTTAGTGATGAAGCAAGAAAGACAATGTCTCCACTGTCTTTCAATTGGCCGTAGCCCTGGATATCATTTTTAGTAGTATTACTGAACCACTTACCCTCTATTTCCAACGGTCTGTAGATCTTATATCTCCCGTTGATATTATATGCATAAGCTAGAGTGTGGCAGCTATACCTAACCTCATTAATCCAAAAGTAATCGATTGGCTCTACAACAAATTTAGTCAATAACTCTAGGTCTATCCCAAACTTATTCCAGAATTTAACATCGTCTTGAGTCCACCTTCTACTACGTTTAGTAATCATAGTGGGTTTCCTTTCCTCAATAACTTGATCCCCATAGGTAATAGCCATCTGAGCCTTAGTCACAGTCCCCATGTGGAGTCCTAGTCCAAAGTCAGCATCTATTACCTTAAGTGCTTCTATAAATGTCAGATTATACTTACGTTGCACGTAACTAAAACAATCATGGCTCTCCCCATTACCGAAATCCTTATACAATAGCTTACCATTGTACTGGATTATCGAGCAAGTTGGGGATCTATCTTGTCTGAGCTCACTGCAAAACTTGTCACCAGTCTTCTTAAAACTGTGACAATAGAACTTAAAGATATCGAACTCTGAAATCTTACAAAGAACAGAGTCTTTATCTAAGTAAGCATCGCTGTTCCTTATCTGAATCATAGTTACAAAAATAGAAAATGGGGAGCCGTCGCCCCCCATTCTCACTCTTAATCAATAACAATATACACACACATAAACAACTTAAACATCCCATGCATCAGCAGAATCACCTGCTTCTGTTGTTACAGGGTCAGCCACAATCATAGTTGGGGAATAAACCTGTAACTTAAGATCTTTGTTATACTCAGCATTGAAAGAACCATAGTCCTCATTCAAAGCCTTGATAAACATGTCATCTCTCATTGGCTTGAGACGACCGAAATGACGGTTGTAGACAGCCTGATACTTGCCATCTTTAACACCTACAAGGACACGTAATTTGTTAGCACTGAGTACCTTAACATACTCTTGCAACTCTTTTACATCTCCCTGAGCAATAGCATCGATAGTATCAAATGATATCTCTCCACCAGCTGCCACGTTAGCCCAAGCCTTGGTAAAATTAATCAAAGTATCCTCACCAACATAAGCTTTTCTTGTTTTATCTGGATTTTTCCACCAGTCATAAGCAGGGACATCTGCACTCCATGTAGTCTGACCAATGTTGTTAGCCCACATGAACTTACTTCCGTCTTTAGATGCACGGTGTTTAGCCTGCATCAGGATCTCAAATCTTGTAGTAAAAGACAAGCCTGCAACGTCAGACTTAAGCCAGAATACTAGCTTATTATAGTCCTCCTCGTTAAGAGTCACCTTATACTCAGGCTCAGTCTTAAGATTAATACCAAGCTCTGAAAGCTCTGATAAGTTAGGATTAACTGCAACTACTGATACTGGGGCAACACCTGTGTATAGGGTTATTCCACCAGTTGATACAACTTCTTCTGAATTATTCGATTGAATAGCCATTTTTAATAATTTTTAACGGTAATACATTTTATAAACTATGTCCCTTCCCTTTCACATCTCTGCCTCTGCATCAACAATCAAGTCAAGCAGATCAAGTTGGTTAGGATTTGTAACCACCTCACTATCTGTTAATCTAATTCCAGTTTTAGGAACTGTAGGTATAGTTACTGGGTTTTCTACTGTATCATCTACAATAGAGATACGTGTAATCTTACGACGAGCACGTAGACCCTTAAGCTTTGGGTGCTTGAATACCTCTGCAACTTCTGCAGCTGAAAGGTTATACTTCTTAGCAATAGCGGCTCTGTCCATGCCGTTATTCAAATCCCCAAGAACTGATGATACAGTAATTACTGTGGTTGGTTGTGTTGCAACATCTTGTGCAACGGTAGCTTCAATTGCCATTTGA